GGTCCAACAGGTCCAACAGGTCCAACAGGTCCAACAGGACCAACAGGACCAGCAGGCGGTGGATCGGGAGGTGCTCCGAGCGGGGCTGCGGCAGGTGACCTTAGTGGCACGTATCCAAACCCGACAGTCGCCAAAGTCGCAGGAGTCACACCCAGTGCCTACGGTCTCACACTCCTCGACGACGCTGACGCAGCTACCGCCCGAACCACTCTCGGCGTCGTCATCGGCACGAACGTCCAGGCCTACGACGCGACCCTTGCCAGCCTCTCAGCGCTTGGAACGGCTGCAGACCGGATCGTGTACACCACCGGGATCGACACCTGGGCCGAAAGCACGATCACAAGCTTCGGGCGGTCACTCCTCGACGACGCTGACGCAGCCACCGCACGCACCACGCTCGGTCTCACGATCGGCACCAACGTCCAGGCCTACGACGCGACCCTCACCAGCCTTGCCGCCTTAGGCACCACCGCCGACCGAATTGTCTACACCACTGGAATCGACACCTGGGCCGAAAGCACGATCACAAGCTTCGGTCGATCACTCCTCGATGACAGCGATGCAGCCACAGCACGAACCACGATCGGTCTCACCATTGGAACCAACGTCCAGGCCTACGACGCGACTCTCGCATCGCTCTCGCTCCTCGGCACGGCTGCAGATCGAATCGTCTACACCACAGGCGTCGACACTTGGGCAGAAAGCACGATCACCAGCTTCGCTCGCACCCTCCTCGACGACGCTGACGCAGCCACTGCACGCACCACACTCGGTGTCGTCATCGGAACCAACGTTCAGGCCTACGACGCCGGTCTCACCAGCCTGGCTGCCCTCGGGACAGTTGCAGATCGCTTCATCTACTCGACGGCGTTGGATACTTGGGCAGAAAGTGTAATCACCAGCTTCGCGCGCACCATTCTTGATGATACAGACGCTGCTACAGCGCAGACGACGCTCGGCCTCGCGATCGGCACCAACGTCCAGGCATGGGACACCGACCTCGACGGATACGCAGCCCTCTCGTCCACCGGTCTCGTCGCGCGCACCGGCTCGGGCACCGCAGCCGCCCGCACTCTCACCGTAGGCTCAGCGCAGCTCACCGTTTCCAACGGCTCCGGCGTCTCCGGCAACCCCACGATCGATCTCGCCTACGCGTCCGCCGTACGTGAGACGAGTGGGCCGACGACGCTCACCTTCGGTGCGATCTCCGATGGTCAAGTGCTCAAGTGCGTCGGGAGCACGGTCGTCGGCGCCTACCTCTCGCTCGCCCTCGTCGTGTCCCCGGACGGCGCCTACGTCGCGCTCGAAGGCCTCTCCATCGCCTACACCAACATCATCTCCTCGGCAGGTACCGTCGTATGAGTCTCGCCCCTCTCGCATGGCGCTACGTCGGAGCGCAGGCCTTCGCGTCCGGTACCGTGGCGTCTGCCCTCGACGCGCTCTACACCCTCGGGCTTGCGGTCACCTACGACGACGCGACGACGCGGACGCCGGGTAGCGGGTCCGCTTGGACGTGGAGTCGCTATCAGAACGTCGGCGTCACGGAGGCCTGCTACGCATCGCCGCCGACCGATACCCTCAACCTTCGCGTCATCCTCGCGGGTGTAGCCGTGGCCCCCGTGCCGGTACAGACGATGGCGGTGCCTGATGTGGCCGCCGCGGGCACGCTTCACGCGAACGTCGTAAAGAACGCGGGCTCGTTTGCTTCGTGGAACGCCGCTTCCCCGTTCACGTCAGGGCAGACGTTTGGGTATTGGCGCGTGTGGGCCTCGGCGTCCGGGGCTGGCACCGTCCGGCTGTACGAGGGGACCGAGGCGGTCCTCGTGCTGATCTCGACGGGCGGCGGCAGCATCTACGGCGTGTTCTTAGGCGCCCTGCTCGACCCCGAGAGCCCCGACGTAACGAGCGATGCCGAGAGCGATGGCAAGATCTACGGGATGATCACTACAGGCCCGACCAGCGCCATCGGTAGCGCGATGAACACGGCCTCCACGTTCCTGGACCATTCGGTCACCGCATCTCAGCACCACGCTGGTATCTTTACGCCCGGCGGGAGCGCGCTTCTCCCCATGAACCGTCGCGCTGTCCCCACTGTGGGGCTGACGACAACCTCGCTCAAGACGCGCTCGGGCCGGTACGTCCGCGCCCCCTACGACTACAGGTCGACGGCCGCCGCACCCAACGACGCGTCACTCGGCCGCCTTCGAGAGGTCAGCATGTTTGCGGACGGCAAGACGGGGACTCGGCTGATCTCGGGCGCGACGACCATCGGCTACCTCGTGAGCGGCTCGGCTTCAGCCGACCAAGACGCTATCTTTCTGGCGCACGCGTGAGCCCCGCCGTCGCCTGGGTAGCAGCCCTCGCCGCCGAGGGGCACAGCCCTACCCGCATCGAAGCGCCGCTCGTCCATCACGCGGACCTCGTCGCGGCCGGGTACGCGCCCGAGCCCGAGCGCGCCGACCGCCCAGGCCACATCGTCGTCACGGACGCGAACGGCGCCGAGTGGGCGGCGAACCTACCGGAGACGTGGTGACAAGGCATCGTTGAAGAGTGACACCTCAGTAAAAGACAGCAATGCCACAGATCGTGCCTTCGTCATGACCAGCGCATGTACCGCCAGCACACCGGTTCACTCAAACCCGACAGTGTCCAGATCACCCCTTGCGCCGACGATCTTGTGCTTGAGCACATACATCTTCGTCTCGAGCGGGTGCGCCGAGAACGAGAGATTCGTGCGTCGACTGGCCTTGCAGCGGATTGTGAAACAGCGTCACATGATGCCCAGAGTTTCTCTTGTGGCTAGTTAGAGCGTGGCAAGAGACTTCAAGAGTGTAGGCGTTCGAAGGGAGGACGGCGTTCAAGATCGAACGTCATCCGCGCCACAGCTCCCAATCGGCATCCGGACCCCCCTCACGCTGGGCGATACGGGAAGCGGCCTCCTATCGATGCACTTCAGTCTGGCCGACCAAATAGCTGACAATCTTAGGAATCTTGTCATGACGAACCATGGCGAGAGAGTCGGCATCTATGACTTTGGTGCGAACCTTAGTCCCCTCACCCATGAGCTAGCACAGCCCATCTGGGAGGAGGAGGCCATGGTGAGGATCAAGACGGCCGTGTCCAAGTTCATGCCCTACGTGGAGCTGCGCACATTCGAGATAAAGCACATCGATCCAGAGTTTCAATCTGTAGCAAAGATAGCGATCCGAATGACCTACACCGTGCAGAACGTGCAGGTCGTAGAGCGGGCCCTAGAAGTCATAATGAACGTTGCGGGGTAGTTCGTGTCAATCAAAAACAACCTCAGGTCGGTGAAGACAAGGTCCTATCTCAACAAGGACTTTGACTCCCTGCGTGCTGATCTACTTCGGTACGTCAAGTCTTACTTTCCCGATCGAATCCAGGACTTCTCCGAGGCGTCTGTCGGAGGAATGTTCCTCGACATGGCAGCCTACGCAGGCGATGTATCCGCCTACTATCTGGATCACCAGTTTCGCGAGCTGAGTGTAGACACAGCAGTTGAGACGAAGAACATCCAGAACCTGCTGCGTATGGCAGGCGTGAAGGTAGTGGGCGCTTCGCCTGCCATCGTAGACATCCAGATCTCATTCGTCGTTCCTGCCGCAGTCACCGATGGGTCCTACTCACCCGATGAGAACTACCTGCCTGTTCTCATCGGTGGATCTGCAGCCGTCAGCAAGAGTGGGATTCCGTTTGAGATTGACGACGATATCGATTACGCCAAGAAGCTCAACAGAAAGCTCGTGTCGACCTACGAGGTGGGAACAAGAGATTCCTCACAGAATCCTGCCACCTACATCGTGTCCCGGACAGCAACATGTCTCTCAGGACGCCAGACATCTGAGAACTTCACAGTTGACAGCGCCTTCACGCCGTTTCGCACCATCTCGCTCTCAAACTCTAACGTGACCGAGATCATCTCCGTCTTCGACACAGAGGGGAACAGGTACTACGAGGTGGACGCCCTCTCACAGGACTCCGTCTTCAGCTCTGTCCTCAACTCTGGTCCCGACCAGGACTTGGCCCCGTACGTCCTAGAGCTCATTCCAGCGCCCTACAGGTTCACCGCGACTATGTCGCTGGGAAGCGGTATCACCACTCTCCAGTTCGGATCGGGAGATGCCCAGTCGCTGGACAATGACATCATTCCCGATCCGGGGCAGGTCGCCCTGCCCCTCTTTGGGAGGAAGCAGGTGTCCCGTGTGGCAATTGATCCCAGCTCCATCCTGGGAACGAGCACACTGGGCTACTCTCCCACAGGCACGACTCTCACAATCAAGTACAGGTACGGAGGAGGCGTCGATCACAATGTCGATGCTGACACCGTCACTGAGTTCACGCGGCTCAGCCTCAGGTTCCCCAACACGTCCAGCCAGGCGACAAACTCGCGCGTTAGGGCCTCGATCTCTGTCACTAACGAGGAAGGCGCGAGGGGCGGAGACTCCGCTCCCACGATAGACGACCTCAAGATTAGAGTGCCGGCTGCCAGGAACGCTCAGAATCGAATCGTGAGCGTGCCAGATCTCCTCTCGCGCGTGTACACGATGCCCGCCTCCTACGGAAGAGCCTACAGGGCGGGTGTCGCACCGAGCCGTGTGGATCCGGCTGTGACCAACCTCTACATCTGCAGCAGGGACGCTGAGAGCAAGATCATCGTCTCGCCGGACACGCACAAGAAGAACCTCAGGACTTACCTGAACCAGTTCAGGCTGATCTCAGACAACATCGACATTCTCGATGCGCGGATCATCAACTACACAGTCGACTACACAGTCACTGTGGAGTACGACCAGAACAAGCGCACTGTCCTCCAGGCTATCAACACGCGCCTCAAGACCCTCCTGGCAACCACTAACTTCCAGATCAGCCAGCCCATTGTGCTCGGTGACCTCATGAACGTGATCGTCAACACGTCGGGTGTCTCGAACCTGAGCAACGTCCAGATAAAGTCGATCTCTGGCACTGTCTCCGGACGTGAGTACAGCTCAAGCTCTTTCAACCCCTCGTACCAGACGTCGAAGGGTGTCGTCAGATGCCCACAGGGGTCGATCTTCGAGCTGAAATACCCAGACTACGACATTACAGGGAACACGCAGTGATCAAAATCATCTCTGCCTCTGCAGACACGTACATCACGAATCGCGTGATCAGCACACAGCTTCGGGCGACCGACGCCAATGTTGGAGCTGCGGGAACCCTTGACCTCTTCAAGCTCTACAACGAGTCTACACTCTCCGGAGATCCGACGCCGATTGAGCTGACTCGAATCTTGCTGAAGTTCGACCTCGAGCCCATTAGGAAGCTGACAGGAAGCCTGATCGATCCGGGAAGCGCAAGCTTCAAGTGCAAGCTCAAGCTGAAGGATGTCTACGGCGGCAGCCCAACTCCCACCAACTTCACGCTTGACCTTCACCCACTCTCCAAGTCGTTCGACGAGGGTGTGGGAAGGGACATCATCAGGTTCGACGACATCGATGTCGCAAACTTTCTGACTGCATCCTACGGGAGTGGCGGTCCACTCCTCTGGAGCGGGATCGGTGCCAGCGCGGTGGGAGCTGCAGGCTCAGCGGCGATCGACATCATTAGCACAGCGAACTTTGGATCTGGCCTAGAGTCTGTGGTGGCAAAACAGACGCTCACTGGACCTGAGGATCTGGTGATTGATGTCACCAAGATCGTCTCTGCTACATTGGCTGGGTTTCTGCCTGATTGCGGCTTCAGGATCGCGTTCAGCGGCTCGGAAGAGACTGATGATCGAACACGATTCGTGAAAAGGTTCGCCTCACGGCACGCCTCATCCCCCAGCAAGAGACCGCAGTTGGAGGTGTCGATCGACGACTCCGTGCGGGACAACCACGCCAACATGGTCTTCAACACCTCTGGGTCCCTCTTCCTCAGTTCGATCTCCAGGGGAACACTGGCAAACATCGTGTCAGGATCTGCCGCGGTGGCTATCACCGGCAGCAACTGCATGACGCTGAAGCTCACATCGGGATCCTACACACGGTCGTACAACGTCTCGCAGGCCACCATCGGCAGCATACCGAGGACTGGGCTGTATGTCGCCTCTCTCGCCGTTGACAGGTTCACCGCGCCACTCTTCTCGCACCTCAAGACCACCACTTCTGCCTCTTTCACTGAGGTGTGGGGATCGAACGACGGCACGGTCGGCTATCACACCGGCACGCTCATCATCAACACGCCGGAAGCAAACTCTTACAAGCCCCAGACTAGATCGCTGTACGCTCGGGTCACAAACTGCAAGGCAGAGTACACACACGAGGAGACACCTCGATTCATCCTCTTCATCGAGGATCTGGACGAGAAGGTGGTCTTTAGCAGGTACCCACGAGAGAACAACGGGAGTGTGTACCCAAATGTCCACTACAGTGTCAAGGACGCGGTCTCAGGCGATGTTGTGATTCCCTTCATGACCAGCAATGATGCGACGAGAGTTTCATCGGCTGAAGACGGCATGTACTTCGACTTTCACATGGACGCCCTGACTGCGGGGAAGACCTATGAGTTTCGAGTCCTGGTGAGAGACCTCGGTGAGGAGCTGGTCCTCGATGGCGTCTCACCCAAGTTCAGGGTGTCCTGATGCTCAAGCGACCGGCGACCTCTGTTCCGAGGCCAAGTCTCCAGATTGGAATGCGAGAGTCGCTGGACCAAAGCGAGTCGAGAGTAAGACACCGGAACGCTGATGGCGGCGGGACACCGACCGACTCGCAGGAAGCCCTATCCCAGCTCGCTGAGGGGGCTGCTAGGACGTCCCAGGACCTCGACATCGACTGGTCGCTGTTCGAGAACCACACGTTCTTCGACTCAGGCGCCTCCAAAGTGAATGCCGCCTTCCTCCACATCGTGAACGAGTTCCCATTTGATGGGACGAAGATGGACCTTCGGACGTACATGTCGCGTCTGAGCGGATTCGAGAAGTATGTGTACGACAAGTTCCCTAAGTCTGTGGGATACTACGACTTTGCTGGAACCTCTCACATCAAGATCAAGGATTCCACCGGCGCGGAGTTCCCTGACTTCTCCTCAAATCGGGCTGGAAATGCTGTCCTCGATCCTGCCGGTGGGCCGTTCTCATTCCAGTTGTACCTCAATCCGTCTGCAACTGCAAATAGCAACCAGGTTGTAGCCCAATACTACAGGAATCAAGCCTGCAGCCTGACGCTGTTCCTCAGCCAGAGCAGCTCGTCGACATCCTCTAGTCTCTGCTTCACTATCTGCTCAGGATCAGTGAGCTCCTCCGCGCAGACTGCGATCGAGAAGGGAAAGTTTCACCATCTGGCTGCAGTCTACCTCCCGTCAGGAATCACCTCCTCGATCGAGATCTACGACAACGGCGCACTGGCTGCGACCTCCTCAGAAGCAGTCTGGCTGGGAACTGCACTCGAGGCAAGCACATTCACCATCGCCTCTGGGTCCTCCTTCAACTTCTTGGGAGGTGTGGTCACACCCACTCAGACACTGAATGCTGCTGTTGATGACTTTCGGGTCTACCATTCAATTCGGACACCTGAGGATCTCAGGTACGATGAGTCCTATCCGGCATTTGCCGATGACGATGTCAATTCCGATGGGTTGGTCCTCTATTACAAGCTCAACGAGCCTCCAGGAGGACACGCACAGGCCTCTGTCACACTTGACAGCTCGGGAAACTGCCTGCACGGCAAGATCACAGGATACACCAACGCGCAGAGAGTGACAGGATCATCACCCCTCTCCAGAGAGACCACGAGGTTCTCTCCTGTCCTCTTTCCTGACTTTGGTCCCACACAGGACATGAACCAGGATCTTCTCACATCGGGATCGCTCTACGATGAGGAGAATCCCAACTACATCATTCGCCTCATCCCGCAGCACTACTTCCTGGAAGGACAGCAGGCCCTCAGCTTCCAGGACGTGCAGGGTGAGATAGGCGACGTGATCCAGGGGCTGAGCATCCCAGGATCGGGCACGATGAGCCCAGTCCAAATAATGACCGCGATGCTCCTGATCTACGCCAAGGTGTTCGATGAGATCAAGATCTTTCACGATCACTTCTCTCGCCTGACATTTGTCGATTACGACCCAAACAACTCCGTCTCCAGCCAGTTCCTCCCGTTCCTGGCGAACTACTACGGCATCCAGCTACCGAATCTCTTCAAGGGAAGCGACCTGGACCAGTACCTGCTGGGTGAGATGATGAGGACGGACAGGCCCGCAGAGCAGGCTCTGAAGTCCGTCCAGAACAGCATCTTTCGGCGGGTCCTGACAAACATTCGTGAGATTGTGACATCGAAGGGCACGCACGCAGGAATCAAGGCCCTTCTCAACTCTGCTGGCATCGCTCCGAACTCATTCTTTCGGATCCGAGAGTACGGTGGCGCTGCTGAGATCCCGCTCAGCCTCATACGGGATGAGGTCATAGAGATCGCAGCAGCGCTCGACATGTCGGGAAGTCTTGCATCGACTGCAGGCCAGGTCACGCCGCAGGGATTCTCCACTGCACGTCCCTATGTGGTCAGCAGCTACCTGAGCGGATCACGGACAGAAGTGGGATATCCACAACCCTCAGGCTCTCTGGTGCAGGCACCGAACCTCTATCACGGTGTCTCTAATCAAAGCTCAGATGGCCTCCTGACTTCCGGATCCTGGACATTCGAGTCCTCGTACAGATTCAATACGACCACAGTCAGGGGTGAAGAGAGCCTCGCCAGACTTCACGTCACCGGTACACAGTCGCCCAGCGTGAGCCACGGTGTGATCTTCAACATCACAGCGACTGGCGGCAGCTCGCCGGCTGTGAGTGCATATGTCGCAGTCGACAAGACGGGAGCTGCATCGCCTATCAGCCTCCACCTGACCGGAGCGAATGTGTTCGACGGCAACAGATGGCATGTTGCTCTGTCTAGAGTGCGAGACGACGATCCCATCAATGAGTCTCGCGTTGCGAGCTCCTCATACTCACTGAGGTGTGCCCGTGTCACTGCGGGAGGAAGCGTCGCGTACTTCAACACCGCGGGATACTTCGACGAGGGAAATGACTCCAACAACGTCCTCCAAAACTTGTCAGAATACAACACTAGCGGTTCATTCGTGGTGTTCGGGTCCCAGAGTCTTGGGGTGGGAGCTAGCTTCCTCAACGCCCACACGGGCAGTCCCCTGACCACGCAGCTCTCGGGCAGAGTGCACTCCTCCAGATTCTGGTCCAAGGCGCTGTCTGCGGAAGAGTTCAGAGAGCACGCGAGAAGCTACAGGTCACTCGGCGTGGACTCACCCATCGTCAACTTCGGTTTCAACACGACTTCTTCTGGGTCCTTCCAGAAGCTGCGGATGGACCTCTCGTTCGACCAGGACGTGACAGGATCGGACGTCACAGGAAGCATCCTGATCACCGACATGAGCCAGCAGGGAAGGAACGCACTCGGACTTGGGTTCGAGCCGAGCAGGATGGTCATAAAGCCAGAGCCTCACAGATTCACACAGGTCTCAACGAGATTCGACGTGAGGCAGACCTCAGAGAAAGTGAGGGTCAGGTCCTTCACTGAGGCAGAGAACCTCATTGACTTCCCAGATTCGCTGCCGGCGCCGCTGTACGAGCAGACAAGGAGCGAGACCGCCACCTCAGACAACCGCCTCTCAGTTGAGGCATCTTCTGTGGACGCGCTCAACGACGACATCATCAAGCTGGTATCCTCTTTGGAGTTTTTTGAGGCTGCACTCGGAGATCCCCGTGTGCTGAATGAGGACGATTATCCGGACTTGGAGCAGCTCCGGAGGATCTACTTCAACCGGCTGGTCGCGAAGCCAGACCTCAGGGCGATGTACGAAGTCTTCAGGTGGGTCAGCGACGCTCTCGGAGATCTGATCGTTCAGCTTGTACCCATGAACAGCACGTTTCTTGGGATCTCCTACATCATTGAGTCACACGTGGCAGAGAGAGCAAGGGTCAGGTACTACTTCGATGATGTCTACAAGCAGAAGACCTCCTCGCAGCAGTCAAGTGCCCAGGTGAAAGATCCGACAGGAAGCACCGCAAGCAAGCCTACCACGCCAACCAAATCCGCAAAGGGGTAAGAAATGTCCTGTGAGATTGACTACTCGCAGACACCCGTCACGTACGAGGACATCGAGTGCTTCACACAGGGTGTGGAGATCAGGAACATCTCACGCCGGAGGGCTATTTCTTCCCTTCCAATCATCTTCTCGGGAAGGGAAGACTTCTACATTGAGACCCAGGACTTTGGGATTGTCGCTCAGGAGGACGCGCTCACACCCTTCAGTGACAAGCGTGGGAGGATCCTGCCCGCTGAGATCCTCGATGTGGGATGGCAGACCTTCGAGGAGATCCAGTCCTATCACAGTGAGGACATCTCCACGCGGAACGGGGCGATTGAGCCTCTGGCAATACGGTCGCTTCTCACCTCTGACAACGGCGAGCTTCCCGGCCAGCGGACAATCAAGGGTGACATAGGATTCCTATCTGTCAACAGCCGCCCATCGCCCGTGCAGGAAGACTGGTACGACGTGCTAGAGCAGGGGTCGTCAGGAAATGCCTTCGTCGACTCACAGGACCAGTTCTTTGGGATCCCGGTGACGGGCTACTCCGGGCTGAGTGCACCCCAGCCCGCGCCGTTCAGAGACTCTCAGCCCGTGAATAGCGTCTTCTACACTGGAAGGTACTTTCGAGAGGGAAGTGAGTTCGGTGACAGCAGAAGGTCTCGTGGGAGGGGTTTCACATACGATAATTGTGATGTGGGTACGGACTCAATAGCATACGGCGGTCTGAAGAGATGAGCTCAACGCGAACAAAGATCTCTCCTCGGATCAGAATCCGGGATGTCGACGTGAACAGCACACGTCCTTTATCTGTGAATGATGGGCTTCTTCCGGCTCCTCAACGCGGAATCAGGTCCACTGCCGCAAAGATGTCGCCGTTCAGGGACACCAGCACGATCGTCTTCGATCAGGCGAATGACATTCTCTACCCAGTGATGCTTCCACAGGGACATCCTCACGTCAATACAACGGGCATTGTGACGCTGGGACGACCCACACCGGGATCATCAGACATCCACGAGAACATCAGCGCAGTTCCCAGTCTACCCTTCCTGGATGTGGCATCATCCCATTCCACGTCCTTCTACCTGGATCCCACGCCTGGGATGCCGCAGAGCTTTCGAGGCCCCCTCTCCTCACGCATGTCCATTCGCGTCGACATCACGTCGCTGACGGGGACGTACATGTACAGGTGCCCACAGCGTCACATCAACTCTGATCCAACAGAGTTCTCGCAGGAAGGAACGGGCTTCTACTACTACAATTTTGAGGATGGCAGCTGGGACGGGGTCGGAAATGTGGATCCTGAGACGGGTGCAGCCCTAAAGACTGATCAAGCAGCCAATGCGTTCACTAGCAGCGTTGGAGAATACCCACCGATCGACGTCAACACGATCACGTCCTCTGTGTACTACACGGGTCAGTTCATCCCTCCCAACCATGTCAACCAGCGTGGGATGGGAGGAAGCCTCGCCTTCACACAGGTCCAGCAGCTCGGATTCGGGATCACGAAGATCGGAACACCCACCGCCACCTTTCTGGCACCCGGTGCCTCCAAGTACCACGCCAAGTCTGACAACGTGCTGCGGATGTCCGACTACATCACACAGCCGTTTCTCCTCGAGAAGATCAAGATAGAGATTCCGATTATCGCGAGGAGGATGCACGGCTCTTCCTCCTACTACAATCCTGCAGCTGACTCCTACGCAGCAAATGACCTGCACTGCAGGGACATGGACAACTACGTCGTGTTCTTGTACCGACAGGTGAGGAACGCTCAGCCGATAGCCTACCAGTCGGGAAGCCTCTTTCGAGACAGCCCAGCGGATGTGTCTGGGTCAGACAGATTCCTGATCGGGTCGGCTTCTATCTGCTTCTACAACTCTCCCTCCTACGAGAGTGGGCTGTTCGGCACAGCTGGGACGACGACGGCGAATGGCTTTCCGTTCCACACACCCGCGTTCAAGCACGACTTCAACACGAGCGTAGCATCGGGCCTGGGATCCAACCCACCCACCGTGACGATGCTCTACACGGGGTCTGTAACACTCGAGATCACACCGTCCATCTACACAAGTGGCCTTGGTGGCGCTTCTTATTTCCCATCCACTATGTCGAACAGCGAGTCTGTGGGGAGCATCACAAGCAGGGATGGATGGAGGATCAACTACATCCAGCACGCATGGCCCGGATCTGCTGGATCGCTTGCAATCGGTGACAGCGCATATGCAGGATCCGCTGACTACTCCGGCAAGACGACTGGCAATCTCGCGGGGACTGCGAGGGCCCAGTTCAAGACATACGAGTCCACTTCCTCCCTTTCTCCGCTGACAAGCTCCTACACGACGCTCCTGAATGTAACTGACTACCTGTGGACAACAGTTGATCTAGAGCGAAGTCGCTCAAGAGTGCGGTTCTTTGATCCCACACAGACACAAAACAGCCTGTTCAATCCCGACCCCAGATCTTTCATGTCGATCTTCGGACCCACACCGCAGGCGGGCAAGTCCCAAAAAAGTCTCTACACACCCCTCGTGAAACCAAGCACCACGGGCAATCCGAGATTCATCGGCGGCGCTGCTCAGATCGCAGGTGAGTCTGTCAAGGAGACGCCGATCATTCTGCTTCCAGGCGATGAGCTGATCCTTGGAATCGATGCAGGCATAGCACCCTTCATGAGAGATTCCAGCAGCATCACCGGCTCCTTCCTCAAGATCGAGAATGGCAGAGCAACTTTGACTCTCTACGGAAGTCAAGTTGTCAACGGTGAGCGACGCCAGAACGTGAGGTCCCAGCAGAGCAAGTCCAATGCCGTCTTTCGGCCGGATTCGGATGATCCCATCTTAGATGAGTTCCTGCTGGATCCCCTCCAGACGACGATGCGGAACTACCACGCGCCGCTCGCGACAGGAAGCTTTCCGGACAGGACACGACAGTCCACTAGCAGCTTTGTGACCAACTACAAGCTTACAGACGACTACGTAGACTGGTGGAAGTACCCCCGTCAGGTGGTGATGTTGGACGATAGGTCTTTCCCGATCGACGACGGGGTGTACCCACGCTTCGTCTTCCGCAATGACAAGTTCGGACAGCCGGCTCACATGCTCCAGGCGTCGCAAGCTCTCGCTACCAAGACAGCCAAAGCTACAAAACTGCCAGGAAGCAAGAAGGGCGGGACAATGCTCAACTCCTACCCAGTCACGAACGTCTTCACCGGGTCCACCTCCTTCTCTGGGAACACGTCGCTTCATGCGACATCCTCGGTTCCCTTTAGTGATAGTGAGTAGCGGTCCTACCTACCAAGGAGGGGAGAGTGGCGGGAATTCTTGACAGCAAGAGTCGTGTCATAGACTTTGCGCTGACACCCCAGGGTAGGCGGCAGTTAGCAAATAGTCGACTTGTCTTTGAGAAGGCCACCGTCTCAGACAGATCGTCCTCCTACGTGAAGGACGGCACAGACGCAGATGATGCCACGAGTCGAGTGTACTTTGAGACGTACTCGGCTGATGTCGACCAGATCACAGTTGAGACGGACGACAGTGGACAGATCATCCCCTACGGTGGGAGGAACCTCCGCTTCTCGTCTCTTGCCGGAGACGTAGCGACCACCTCGGGTGAGAACTTCTCCAGCCTCAAGGTCCTTCTCACGGATGACCCTGATGATCCTGAGAAGACCAGCTTCACCGTCAAGGGGAAGAGCTTCATCTTCTATCCCACCATCCCGGACCTGTCGAGAGAGGCCGAGGCGAGTGTGGACACGATTGAGTCTGTGCTGTTCGACAAGCGCCTGAGGCGGAAGCGAAACTTCGCCTATCTTCCTCCCACCAATCTGGACGGAAGTAGACTGGGACACTACACGGACATTCGGCAGGCTCTCGTCGATGACGAGGTGGAAAGCCTCATGACTGCGAAAAGTGGGACCAAGTACCAGGCCTTCACCAGCAGATTCATTGAGACATCGCCGCAGAACACACTGAACATTCAGGTGTTCCAGCAGAATCACGGTGAGTCTGGTCTCAAGAAGCTTGACCTCATCGATTTTGGGCTGGCCTCTTTCGCAGGCAGGAGGGGACACGTCATCTTCGCGGGAAGGGTGGTCAACAACTCGTATGAGTTCCCCGTGTTCATCAACCTCCTGACGCTGGTGTTGGCATGATAGCTGTCTCAGCGTCCACAGAGAAGTTCCTCACCTGCAAAGAGACACAGATTGAGGCATACACAGTCGAGGGAAAGATCGAGATAGCTGTGCCTGCCACGATTGACATCGCCGCATGCCTCAAAGCAGGCATCAGCACCATCAACGTCCAGATCCTGCGTCAGGCAGATCAGCCGACCGGCTCGGCAAAAACGATCAGTCAGATCAACCAAAAGCTCAAGTCTGGAAGCGCAGAAAGTTTCTCAATCGCGAGCGCAACCACAGTCCTTGCCTCAAAGAACGTGGACATCACCACACTCATCACAAACTCCATCGGTCGAGGAAGGTCTTTCCTCACGACATCAAGGGAAGAGATCGCCTCGCTTCTACCCACGAGGACGAGAGTCATCCCCAGTCAGATTGAGTCAGTGGCACTGCGCGGTGACAGTCTGAAAGGGACGGACAAGAAGTTCGCGTCCCAATTCCAGGATCCCGCATACAAGCGGACAGGGTCGCTTCCACTTGACACAGTCGCAGCAATAACAGGCAGGTCGTTTGACTCAGAGCGAGGAGTCAACGTGCTTCCTGTTGGTGAGCCTAAGACACGAATTGTGCTTGCAGATCCCACACAGACGAATGTGAGGTTGCGGATAGGGTACTCGGGATCCTCAAAGGACCTCTCAGGTGCAAAGCTCAGGATCACAGTTCGATCTCGGGATGTGGAGTCGCAGGTGATCACGCTGCGTCTTTCCGTCGCCTCTCTGCTTGAGGTCAGTGACTTGCCGACAGTTCCTCCAACTGTCACGGGAAACTTCAACCAGTTGGGAAGGGCCAGAATCACAGTCACCCAAAGAGACCCACGCGCGGATGGGTTCACAGTCACAGCAAGATCTGTCAAGGACTACAGCCTGCCGACGTCAGGCTTCGCCACTGTGGTGGAGAATGCTTCGTGCCCAGCAGGACGAACGATCACCCTTGAGCTGAATCTCGCGGCCCCGTCGATCGTTCGAGTTCATCCCACTAGGGGTGACCTGATCTCATCCATCTTTGGAAGCACGGTGCTGGGAAGAGTCAGGCGAGGCCAGGAGGGGTTCTCCTGCACTGCAACTTCAGCGCTGATTGCAGTCAACACAGCTGACGGCATCGCCATTGACCTTCTGACAAATGAGAAGCAGGCTGATGCTGCACTCCTACGGCGTCTCGACATCAGGTCAGGGATCCAGACCGTCCTCACAGCTGCACCAGTTCCCATCTCCTCAGTCAAGGGCCTGACTGACAGCGAGGTCGAGGACCTCGCAAGTGTGAGATACGAGGTCGACCTGTACAGGTCGAACGGTGACGTGATCAAGCGGGCAGCTGTCAGTGAGCCCATCACGCGCCTGGAGCCAAGGCAGATTGTCGCCGCTGACATAGTCACAAGCGTCGTGACCGCTGGAAACCAGATGGTCAAGATCAGCATTACACCCACTATCAAGAAGAACGATATCAACTTCCTGATCGACTACATCAAGGCTCTCGGTCTGGAAGCAACCTTCCAGTCTGATCTCGAGAATCTCAAGAAGAGCCTTCTAGACTGCGTGAAGTTCGACGTCACGCGGATCGACCTCCAGACGGGTGAGGTCAAGTACGTCGGTCAGACAAGCAGCACGCTGGAAGATGACATTGATGATGTCAAGATCACTTCCAATTTCCTCTATGTCTTTGATGCCTTCGTGAGATCGCCTTCGCAGCTCGCGGACGTGATCAATGACCGCGCGAACAAGCCAGTCGGGTCCAATCCCAAGGTAACGAGGCTCGGACTTCATGTCACTAAGGCAGAGACCGAGAAAGGGTCCAACAAGACTGACCTCTCTGTTGCCAGGAGGTTCTTCTCTCGATCCAACTTTGAGACAGGAACGATGCCCAGCCAGGCATCTTCTGACGGGTTCCAGGATGGAAGGACGGGAGACATTTTCACCTCGCGGGTGACAGTGGTGCCTGCCCTTCCCACAGTCAGCTCAGTTCAGGTGCAGACTGTCAGAAGCCTTCCCGTCATCTTCTGGAAGGCGTCAGGTGACACGCAACTCATCGACAGGTATGTGGTGACAGGCACATCCAGCGGTTCCACCTGGACTGTTGCGCCGGCTGGAAACATAGGCGCAGCAGCGTCGCTCCAGGTGACAGACGCGCTGCCTCACACACTTCCGAGATACATCACTTACTCTGTGTACCCTGTCTACCTCGATGGTCGGACAGGTGCGACAGTCTCAGCAGGACCCGTTCTCATAGAACGCATCCGAGAGGTCTAAAATGCCCGTCAAGGTCGGAAAGAGCGCATCTAGCGTCAGCTTCCAGTCGATTGCCAGGCCGTCTGGTAACACCGCAGACACTGAAGCGACTGCTGTCGGCGCAGGCCAGGACACTGACCTCACTGTCGTGAGTGTCACTTCAAAGAGCGCAGGGTCATCTGTCGCCTCTAAGTCTGCCTCGTCCTCGAAGTCAGCCGACCAGAGCTCCAAGTCCCGAAGGGAGGACGCGAAGCCGACTGTCACTCAGACGCAGGTCAAGAAGACGTCTAGTGCGATCTCATTGGGCAAGGCCGCCGAGAGTGTGAAGAAGGAAGTAGGGTCCAAGTCGACGCCGTCAGCATCAAGAGTCAGGGAAGCTGCCCAGAGCCTGGTGAAGTCAGCAAGGGACGCGAGGAGCGTGTCCGGGTCGGACTTGAACTCTGTCCTGACACAGCGGGGAAGACGAGCTTCAGCTGGCTCTCTGGCGACAGTGCTAGACAGCGCGGCCTCGCTGACCAGCATGGGTGCAGCAATAACCACATCCGGAAGGTCAGTGTCGTCCGGAGTCTCTCGCAGGAGGTCGGGTTCTTTCACCTCAGAATGGGCAACTCCCGCTCCCGCACCCGCTCCCACACCAATAGTGAATCTCAACGTAGAGGACCAGGTCTATCCCTACGGTCTCTACCTTCTGCGGCCGGAGATCATCACACTCTTTGACAGCGACCCGTTGTTCGAGAATGAGATCTCAACAGGCGCAAATGACTTTCTGTCGATGCAGTTCGCCTACGCAAAAAGCATCCAGGAGGCATCATATCGAAGGACAAGAAAGCTGCTGAGCAGCCTAAGCTACCTTCCGTCTTTGGGATTTACTGAGAGCGACCTGCAGCCTTTGGAACCGGCCACGGCTGGTGAGAGTGCCGGGGTCTCGCTGTTCGAGCAAGGACTCTCTCGGTGGGATGCAGACTACAGCGCCACACTGTCGTTTGAGGCGACAGCAGCTGAGAAGTCGATCACGGCGCAGGACATCGCCTCCACGCTCGACATTGCAAACATGTCTAGCAACTCAACTGACGACCAGTACGCTTTCGCGTCCCTCAAGTCCCTGATAGACGCGTCTGTTCAGGAGCTGAACGCAGATCCCACAGCCGCGCAGTACACGGACGAGGGCTTCGGCACGCTCGTCAGGTTGTACGATCTCCATGGCTACTTGAGGAACACAGACGACGGCTCTAAGTTCATCTCTAGCCTCCTCAATACAGACACTGAGATCGATGCAGGGTTCAGGAGCTACACCCTGATGCACTCCCTGCTGCAGCAGGCGTACTTCTCATTCGCGTTTGGGTCCCCGCGAGACAGCACTGTCCCAGAGATGTTGACCCGCACCAGGGACGAGGCCGACCCACAGTCCGCATACAAGTACAGCATCACCACAGGTCCGCTCGCTAAGCTCGTCCAGAAGTCAACCTTCACCGATCTTTCTGAGTTTAAGTTCGCTGAGGACACAGCTGAGCTCACATCGGCACTCTCATCTCGAGACATCGCAAAGGCCCTCCTGCTAAGGATCTCCAGCCTTGCAGCCTACAAGTCATCAGCGCTGTACAACGCGAATAAGACAGCGCTCGATGTCTTTAATGAGAACATCGGTCTGCCTGTCGGTCTGTCTGACGATAGTGTGGGATCTGGCAGTCCGATCTCAGACTTTGAGAAGGCAGACAGCACATCTGCGGCAGGTCTCCTATTTCAGACACCGAGCCTCGCTAGCCCCACGCAGAAGCTGATCTTCTTCGACAGAAGTCACAATCCAGGACTTCCTAGTGGTTACACACATGGATACACAAGGCTGTTTGGCATCACCAGCGATCCCGCCGGCACAGCCTCTGACCTATCCAGCCGCATGTCCTCTGCCGCAGACGCTCACACCACGATCACTAGCAAGATCCTGGCGTCCAACATCACTCTTGACCGAGCGACGTACAAGCCAGCGGACCTCGGAAAGCTTCTTCTTAAGAACTTTGCAGACCTCCTCGAGGCCCAGTGGGACAGTGAGACCTTCGCGGATGATTACTCTAGAAGCGGCAAGTCGGGATTCAAGGACGCCTACCTCAGCTACTTGAAAGTCGCAGGCACCAACCAATCGAGCTTCACACGGTCTGAGACACTCAACGTGTCGAACTTAGACATCTTCGAGCTGTTCAAAGAGGATGTTGACTCACGAGATCGCACCGAGGAGCTCGCAGAGGCGTTTAACTTACTTCCAGTCTACGCTGACCACGAGATCATCAGAATGCTGACACTGAGTCATCCGTTTGCTGGAATAACAGCTGATTGGCTACAGAAATTTGTCAGTTTCCTGATGAACTACTGGTCCGAGAGGTTCGACTTTGAGACGGGCACTCAAGACGAACCTCCCAGCGATTTGTTATACGATCTTTTATTCGGTGCATTAGATAACGCTGAGGCACAAGAGAAGTTCAGCAACTACTACGGCCTTGACAGCTACCTGTCAAAAATAGCCGCTGGTCGTACCAACTTTGCCTCCCCGGCGATTGACAGGCTCGTCACCTGGTCAATAAACACAGCCTACGCCCTCTTTGGAACGAATGTCACGTTCGGAAGAACCCGCAGCGGCACACCCGCCTCCCTGCCGACTTATGCCTCCCTCAATCCGCACGCGGACGGAAGCACGACTTATGAGTTCAAGGAGATCTGCATTCTCCTCACACTCTTTGCATCGCACCACATGCAGAGCCTCTTTGATCGAGTGAAGAATGTTCAAGCTGACAAAGTCAGCCCATACACGAAGTTCAAGGATGCAGCTGAAGAGATCGTGGATGAGATCGCATCTCACGCACCCATCAGCTACGACGACGCGCGTCTCTGCCTGGGAATTCTGAGCGCACAGATGCGATCTGCGTCTGCTGGGCTGGACAAGATCGCCAGCGGAGATCTGCTGACGGATGGGACGTTCGACCTGATCTACACGCCCTGCCAGTCGGCCGGCATGACTATCCGGAGGTATGAGCACCTCTACAGGAAGAAGAAGGCACCGTTTCACTGTCCGAAGTACGATGAGACATCCATCGCTAGAGCGCTGGAGAGATCAGCCATCAGATCGCTCTACAGGTCGGACTTGATGCAGCTTCCTGACACACGAGTTCTTGTCGTCGGACTTCCCGCAGGAATCCAGCACGTCATGGGTCTGGGCCTGAGGTATGCCAAGGTCACGCTCACTCGGCGAGATCAGGCCGACGTGGAAGCTGTCTACGCGCCCATCTCCTACATGTTCGACATGTTCACATACATCTCGCCTGATACAAGTCGTGCTTTCGGCAACACACCCTGGGCGACATCCAGCGAGGGAAAGCTGACCGATGTCGAGGACATCAACTACTTCAGGATCGGTAAGGCCAGCGAGTCTGGGATGGGGAACCTGAAGAGCCTCACTTGCAAGAATGTTGCTCTCTCCTTTGAGAGCAGCACGACCTCGTCTGCTGAGGACACCGACACTTCATCCAGCGGACCAGTCTCTCGAGAAACTGACTACGCCTCATCCATAGCGTCTCTGGAGGACGAGGTAGCAGCTAGGCAGGTCACGGTGAGCGACTTCATAGTGGACGTCGAGTTCATGGATGAGACAGCTGCAGCCTCCGAACTCGGGATCTCTTCCACACAGCTTGCCAACAGCAAGAAGATCGTGGGGAACCACTTCGTCGACTTCCTGCTCAAGACACACATGAAGAACTCCTCGGGCATTGACATGACCGAGGCTACGTTCACAACTGCAGAGTCTGCGTTCAACCCCAACTCGTCCACCGTGCTGGGAACTGCGCAGTCCTACATCCTCAATATCTGTGCTGTCGAGTTCTTGAACCCCCGATCAACGGGTGGAACTGACCTCGAGGCATCGATAAAGCACCTGGATATGCTGAGCAAGACGCCGATCATTCGGTCGAGTGAGTACGCAGACCTCTGCGTCAGCCCAACCTACTTTGATCGAGTGTTTGCCATCCCGGTCAGCATCACCCAGTTCACGCGGACTGTGTAGTCTCGACGCTAGTAGTCGATCCTCAGCCGGAGATTGATCGCCTTCTCTCCGTTCTTCTCAATCGGCCTGCTCAGCTTGCCGACGGCGAGAAGGTTGTTGTTGGCATCGTACAAGCCGACGCCGGTGATCATCGTGAAGGGCTTTGCAGTCTCGTCCACCAGCGACATGATGATCTGCCCGTTCTCGTCCGTGAACGTAGGGTTCGAGCTCAGGTTGAAGGAGGACGCGTCAGCGTTCACGTTGATGATCGTCGAGTTGATCGAGGTCGCGTTCTGGAACGTGATCATCGACGTCAGCGCGCTTGAGTTGAACCGCGTGCTGGCGATGTGTTTCACAATGTCGTCGATTGACGCGGAGGTGAAGAGGTCAGGAATGAACTTCGCATGGGGATTCCCGACGACAGGATCGCCGATGATAGTCTTGCCCGCTACAGCGTCCTTGTAGGTGACAGACGACATGCCATTGATCACGCCCGAGACGTGCTGTGATGCACTCATCACCTTCTTTGCGTCCAGGATGACGATCCCAGGCTCGTAGAAGATCAGGCCCACAGTGTTGTTGACGTCTGCAGAGCTGACGATGCTTCCCACGCCTCCAAACAGTGATCCCTCACGTGCCGTCGAGGAGCCGATGTCGATCATCGTCATGGAGCCTGATGTCGAGGTCCGATCAATGTTGGAGTAGTCGGGCTGACCTATGTCCCTGCCGTCGAGGACGCCCGTCGCGAACATCCGCATTGCGAACGTCTCGCGCTTGATCCCGTCCCTCGAGAACAAGCGCTTGAAGCTGATGATGATGGCCTCATCGATCGTGCTCGTGGTCGAAGTGCTGCCGAAGGGAGCAACGAACTGGTTGTCAGCGTCACCCAGACAGAGCTGAGCGTACTGACGATAGTTGTTGATCTTCTCTCGCATCATCAGCGATGTCGACGGAAAGAGGAGCTTGCCAAAGGCGTCAGACCCAAGGGTGCTCGACAGGACCGTGTTGCTTCCAGAGAAGATACCGATGGTCATGTCCATGACAGCGTTCGCTGTCACGAGTGTGCTGTCCTGGTCATACACAGTCTGGAAGATGCTTGAGACCACACCTGGGCCCACGCCGCCAGTCGAAAAGACCTCATAGGTCTTTCTGTTTGCCGAGCCGCTGATGTCCGCACCGACAACATCGACCAGCTGAGACAGCGTGGTGGCGGACGAGCCGATGCTTGCAGCGTTCAGTTCCTTGAATGTCGACATGTCTCTCTCTTAGGTCTGCGAGATGTTCACTTCAATATCGTAAGCAGCGCCAGATTGCGCTCCCCTCACGCTAATGAAAGTGCGGATTAGGGTCTTGTCGTTCTTCGTGCCGTAGATGTCGAAGACTGAGGTCGAGATCGCACGAGCTGCAACCGTGAACTGCGCGGTGGAACCACCGGAGGAGCTCACTGTGCCGGTCTGTGTGATGAAGTAGGTCACAGTGTCGCCCGAGCCGATGATGTCGGGAGTCTTCCCAGACAGCGTCAGGAAGCGATTGTTCAGTGTGACCTCGTACACCTGATCGATCAGCTCAGGGTCGATGCTCTCCCCTGAGACGATCGTCTGTTGGACTACAACCGTGGATGTCCCCGACGTGAGGAGGCTGAGCACGTTGCTCGTCAGAGAGCTGACAAGTGTCAGCCTCGGAACGTATGTGAGATTCTGGTTGGAAACGGATACGATCTTGTACTTCTGGGCGATGCTCTCTGCAGTGATCGCCTCGAGGACAGGTGTGTTCTTCTCGATCTTTTCCTTGCCTACGTCGATCCCGTACTGCTTGATGATGGTGTAGTCGACCTCATCGTCGCTCAGAGCGAACTTGACGATGGAGAAAGAGCCGTCGTTCTTTGACAGGAACTCACGTCCCTTCTTGGTCAGGACGCAGTCGATGGAGATGTTTGCGGTATCGTGAGGGAGAGTTCCCATAGTGACCTCCTGCTAATTATCAGCTGTCTGGATCGCCGAAGAAAGCTCAGAGCGACGTGAAGAACCCTGAGTATGAGACCTCATCCGGTTCTGCCTCCAGGGCGGTCGCGGGGTCGGCGAGAAGGCTCGAGGACAGATACAGCGCGCCTGCGGCTGCGTACTTCGAAGTTGTCAGGACGATCTTCTCCGCCAAGCATGAGTCTTCGTTGATCAGAGAGATGGTGAAGCTCGCGTCCTCAACGAGGTTCTCCTTGAAGCCTGAGGTGTGTTCCAGTGTGAGCAGCTCCGCATCCAAGAAGGTGACGAGCTTCTTTGAGCCCGACACACGGACCACGTCTGCGAATGTGTCCTCGTTGATATAGAGGTTGGGGTACGGCTTAGGCGCGCCGGCCCGAGAGACCATTCTCACTGAGAGCGCGTTCCGGGCCCTCCTGAACACTGCACCCAGCTGGACTGAGTATCCTGAGCTGAGGCCGTGAGCGTCCACAGAGACCACTGCATAGATGTACTCTTTCTCTTTCTGGACTGCGTCGTAATAGAAAGCGCGGACGATCTCTGTCTCTGTGATGATCTTCTTCGGATAGCTTTCACTCTGCACTTCCTTGATGCCTGAGTCATCGAAGTCGATCACCTGCAGCAGCTGAAAGGCTACATCCTCATCGCTCCGCCTGAACACTTGGAAGTACTTGATGTCCTTCTGACTGTTCACGGGAAGTGACCATGTGAGCCTCACAAGGCTCAACTCGTAGTCGTAGGACACCCGAAAGTCCTCCGGAGGAGGAGGTGGGACCTCGTCCACACACGCGACGAAGGTCTCGGCACTCTCTCCTGAGCTAGCTACCAGGAATCTGATCGTCCCGGTTCGTCCAGACTCCGAGAACACTGCCGGAATCTCGCGCATGAAGACAGCGCGAACTCTGTACTTGTACATCGCGCCGTAGTTGACCTGTATGTCGCGAATAGAGGTGATGTTTGCCCCTGTCACCAAGATGGAGGGGTAGGACGTGATCTCCTCGTTGTTCACCTCGTACTTCTCGATGATGTATCCGACAAGGACAGAGCGGTAGGAAGAGGATGAACTCTCAGTCGTGTAGAAGGGTGTAACAGAGATGTCGTATCCCGAGGGGTTGATGCCCAGGACAGCTGACTCCGCTCTAGCTGTGGCTTGGATCGTTGCGCTCGCCTCCAGATACTCAGCCACTTCTGGGTTGAGAAGGTGGCTCGTGTTATGAGCTGATGCCCTCATCACGCTGTTGAACACCAGCAGGTTGATGCCCAGTGTCTCCTGCCTGCTCGTGATAATGTCGGCTCTTTCTGCTGCCTGCGCCTGCTCACGGTAGTAGCTGATTCTCTGTGTGGGTTGGCCGCTCGCGTTGATGTACTTGATGATCGCGCCGCTGATCTCCTGGTCTGACTCTGCGGCAGCGACAGAGGTCGCCAGATCGCTTGGAATCGTGCCGCGATAGCCAGCGATGCTCGCCGCTACCTTTCGAGAGAGGTCCGAGTTCGACTGGGCAGCTGTGCCCTCGTCGGAAGTGACGTAAGTGCTCGATCCGGAGAGTGAAGTCACCATTCGCAGGTTGATCCCGTCGCCCGAGATCTGGATCCGCTGGAACTTTGTGGAGGTCACGCTGTCCTCCACATGGAGGTAGCCCTGCTCCACGAGGGTCATCAATGAGTTGCTGCTGAGGTAGGCGGACACCTCGGACAGAGTCGCAGCCTCGTACTCTGCGAACGGCTTCTTGAAGCTGAGAGCGATGTAGCGGGATCGCGCCTCATCCTCAGACGGAACGCCGTTAGTTGCCGCAAATCCCGGTGTGATGAAGCCCTCCCCGCCCGTGAACTCAACCCGCTCATTCTTGACAAAGTAGTTGTAGACGAACGTCCCCTTGCAAAGCTGGGGCTCAGGGGCATCCACTGAGGCGAGAGGATCCGAAGAGAATACTTTTGCCCGTGCGCCTGATGTGCTTGTCTCGAACAGGGCAGTGGTATCAGCCATGACTCAGATTCCTCGTTGATCGCGCCGTGTATTGTACAGAGGATCGAACCAACTGCATCCTTCTACTTAGACCAACATGTCAACAATCAGCATCGACAAGCTGCGTCAGGATGGAAGAACACTTCTCCTGAGCACACAGAAGCGCTTCATCTCTGGCAGCGGAGGAGTGACTGGGTCTGAGACCCTGGGGGCAAGGCACTCCAGCTGCCTTCGGGACATGGGCGACTACTCCACGGTCGTGAATTTCAACGACTCTTCAGTCACAGTCACACTCGACAACATCCTGCTGAAGATGTCATCATCCCGTGCCACTCAGACTGATGTCAGCAACTTCGCCAACGCCTACCTCGACTCTGCGAGGACTCTCACACGTGAGGACCAGCGAGGAACAATCGTCTTCTCGCCGAAAGTCTACAGCTTCGACCCAGCGGCCGGAGACGATGTCCTCGAAAGTGAGTACACACTCAAGAAGTATGTGAGGAGGACCATCTCGGGCTCTCTAGTGCCGTACTACGTGTCAGAGAACCAGGGCAGGTATTTTGCCGTAGGAAACTACTTCTCTCTGAACTTCTACACAGGCTCAGATGTGCGGAGCGACACGGCGATCGCCTTTCCCGACTTTGGCGACAGCAGGTCGTACCGGGTCACAAGGGGTCTGACAGTCGACCTTCACATCAACCCCCGGTACACATCAGACAGTGTGGGTGCGAGCTTCAACGCTGGGTCGATCCTCCACCTTCCGGGATGCTACGCCCTGTCACTCGTGACTGGGTCGAGCAGGGGGCCAGATGGCCTGCCTGATGCATACAGGCTCGTTCTCGCACTGACACACAGTGCCGATGTGAATCCCCAGACGATTGACCTCACTGCATCAAACGGCACACGGGTGGGAGCGCAGCAGTACATCTTCGTCAGCGATGACAACGCGCTGGCAAGGAACACATGGAACCATGTGTCCGTCACTTGGTCGTCCCAGACAAACAACGGATCGGGTGTCTTCTACGTCAACGGGCAGGAAAGCGGAAAGTTCAGCATCACACTTCCCACCATCGCCAGGAGCACAGCACCGGGTGCGCTGATTGTGGGCAACCATGTCTCAAGCTCGGCGGATGTCGGAAGGCTGTTCAATATAGCTGCTGCCAACGCGGAGGGTCTGCTCCCCAACAGTTCCTACGCGTCAGGCGACCCCACGCTCAGCCTCCTGTGCCCGCTGAACGCCGAGATTCACTCACTGCGAGTCTACTCTCGAGCGATTTCTCCCGAGGAGCGAGTCCAGAACGAGCTTGAGGACACACGACATGACGTCGACGGTCTCCTCCTCTATGTGCCGCCCATCTTCCTTCATGAGAGCCCAACCAGGCTTGCACCCGTGTCGATGTTCGACAAGCGTCTGATGTCTACAAACAGTCCGGTCAACATCGACCTGATGTTCGGCTGTGGCGGCAGGGACACGAACGTGGAGAACTTCGTCAGGAACCTGTCCCTGTTTGGGAGCGAGGCGACCTACCCACGGCTCTTCAATCTGACGTCCTCCCTTCCGAGTTCCTATCCGGATAGTGAGAGGAACTTTAATACGATCTACTACTACAACATGATCAACAGGAAGAGGAATCTCACTGTCCTGCCCTGCGACGACGGGCTGTTCAGGCCCACCTATTCCTGCATCGGCTCTCTCTCTGCCCCCGCGCAGGACCTGTTCAAGTCGTATGGGGGAGGACTTGACTACGCTCAGATAGACCTGACGGGAATGGTCGAGCCCTACCCTGCCACTTCTCCCATACCCGTGTGCGGGACTCGAAAGGATCCGGGCGGAGAGAGCCTGCTGAAGGACGGTGGTGGTTACTACCACGTCCAATATGAGGACCAGGAGGAGTACTTCATCTTTGGATCTCTGATTGACGTCTCCACCATCCACTACGGTCACAAGATCAAGCCGACATCCTTCCAAGTCAGCGATCCTGCGATCACTGGATCCTGTAGGAAGGTGGCAATCACCTACAAGGACGATGGAAGGAACGGCCTGTATCGGGCGAACTCCGAGACAGCTCACGCCCGATGGAACACACAGGGTCTCATGTACAGCAACGAGGGTGTGGGCCTCATCCTCTCACCCACCGTTCCGTTCTTCGGGAAGCACGCCTGGGATATGAAGTTCGAAACTGACTCCAGCATCCACGTCCTCACCCTTGATGTGGTGGTTCCTCCCTACGTCGCCAACGTGTCTCAGAATCCCACCTATAAGAGCTTCCCGCCGACGACGTCCTCCGACGACACCGGATCCAACTTCGTCTACATTGACACCATCAACCTCCACGACAACAATCTGAACGTGGTGGCACGGGCCACCCTCGCCCAACCCATCTTCAAGCGGCCCGACGAGAAGTTCCTCTTCAGGCTCAAATTGGACTTCTAATGAGGATCCTCGGCCTGGACGTCTCCACGAGCAAGACGGGTTGGTGCCTGATGGACAGCAATGGCAGCCTTGAGAAGATGGGCTGTGTGGACCTGACATCCGCACACGACCTGTTCGAGAAAGCAGAGATCCTGATCAAGGCGATCATGGAAGAGACAGCGCACCTCAGAGAGGACTACGAGGTCGTGATTGAGGAGCCCCTCCTGAGCTTTGCCAGGGGAATGTCCTCCGCGTCGACGCTTCTCACTCTCAACAGATTCAATGGGATGGTCACATATGCCTGCTGGCGCGACCTCAGGATCAAGCCTCGTCACCTCAATGTCATCTTTGCCCGACGCAGTCTCGGGATCAAGAAGAACAAGGGAGAGAACATCAAGGACGTGGTGATGACCTGGGTGGCAGGAGACGTTGCTGACTACGTCTGGCCGACAAAGGTGATCGCGAGAGGCAAGAGAAAGGGTGAGACTGTCTTTGAGCCCTACTGCTACGACGTCGCGGATGCGTACGTGATGGCAAAGGCAGCGCACGGCGGACGTGTAAAGTCAAGGGTGAGCGTCTAAGATCTCGAGCATGATCACATCTACCGACAAGATTCGTCAGATCAAGGCGATCTTCGGCGGGGGGAGTCTTGACGTACGTGGCACCAACATTGCTGTTGCGTGCCCAGCCTGCGGAGGCAAGTCGAGCAAGAAGAAGCTCTCCATCCACCTGGAGACAGGCAGGTGCCACTGCTGGGTGTGTGGCCTCCGCTCGAGCCGCGTCTCATCCATCATCTACAAGCACATCTCACGAGACGTGGCTGCGGAATACCGGCAGCAGTGTGAGGGCGGCGGCAGGCAGCTGGACGACGAGGACGAGGACAAGGAGCAGGCGCCTCCTCCCTTGCAGTTGCCGGAGGACTTTACGCCCATCTTCTCTCGGTCCTCCGAGAGAAATCCAGATGCCAGGGCAGCCGCCCGCTATCTGGTCCAGCGTGGCTTCTCTGTCGATGACATCATCCGCTTTCGTCTGGGAGTCGCGCAGTCAGTCAGGCGACGGGTAGTGATCCCGTCATTCGACGCTGAGGGTGGGCTGAACTTCTTCACCTCCCGTGCGATCGATCCTGACACCACTCTTCGCTACACCAACTGCAGGGTCAAGAAGTCAGACATTGTCTTCAATGAGCTGAACATCGATTGGAAGCGTCCCCTTACCGTCGTAGAGGGACCTTTTGACCTAATGCGATGCCCAGACAACTCGACCTGCGTCCTGGGTTCTAGCTTGGGAATGGGTCACCTCCTCTTCCAGCGGATCGTCACTCACAGGACACCGGTCGTGCTCGCTCTAGATTCAGACATGAAAGCGAAGGCCCAGCGGATCGCAGAGCTTCTCTACTCCTACGACTGTGACGTTCGGATCGCAGAGTCTCCCAGAGAGGGAAAGGACATGGGCGACCTCACCTACGCCACAGCGTTAGAGATCATTGACCGAGCGCAGCGCTGGAGGCCGCTCGACAAGCTACTCTTCTCCATCTCAAACATCCGGAGCGGTTCCACAATATGAGCCTCAAGATTGCACACGTAAGTGACATCCACATCCGCGGACTCCAGCGACACGAAGAGTACAGAAAGGCGTTTGACTCCTTCTTCGCTCGATGCAGAGAGCTCCAGGTCGACGCGATCTTTGTGGGCGGAGATATCTGGCACACGAAGACGCAGGGAATCACGCCCGAGGCCGTGCAGCTCATCACGCACTTCTTCAGGACAGCATCAGAGATCGCTCACGTCTACGTGACACTGGGCAACCACGACGGCATCCTGAGCAACTCCTCACGCCTCGACGCGATCAGCCCCATTCTCACGGCGATCGGATCAGGCTCGACGTACCCCATCATCCTGTGCAAGAAGTCGGGCGTCTACCCGATGCACGATCCCGCGTACAACCTCTGCGTCTTCTCCTGCTTCGACGAGGAGGGATGGTCGAACGTCAAGCCGGAGGAGGGGAAGGTCAACATAGCGGCCTTCCACGGCGGCATCGCTGGGTGCCTTCTCGACTCTGACATGGCGTACGAGTCAGACACATCCCTCGACCTCTTCACTGGCTACGACATCGCCCTGCTGGGTGACATTCACAGGATGCAGTTCCTGGACCAGCGGGAGGTGTGTCTCCGGATCCCGCCCGCAGACCTCCACAGGCATCCCGGATCCCGTGTGATCGGAGAGCGAGATGGGCTCCTGGAGGTCACAGTGCAGATGCCTTGGGTGGGATACAGCGGTGGTCTCCTCCAGCAGAACTTCGGTGAGGCCCTTCCGAAGGGATTCCTGGTCTGGGAGGTCTTCGGCCCGAACAGCCACCGAGTGTGGTTCGAGGAGGTTGAGACACCCGACCCGTACATCACTGTCAAGTGGCAAAAGAATATCACGACAACGCTCGCCGCGTCTGGGATCCAGCAAGGCGCCAGAATCAGGCTGGTCTGTGACGACACCTGCACGCCGCAGGATGAGAGACAGCTCCAGTCTGAGATGCGGCTCTCGCACGGGATCAGGGAGTTCGTCTCCAAGCGTGAGCGGAAGGACTCTGCGATCCTTGTCACAGACGTAGTGAGTGAGGATCTTCACTCACCCGACACACACGTCAAGCTGATCAAGGAGCTGGTGGGCCCCACTACACACACTGATGAGGAGTGGGAGCTGGTGCAGGGAATCGTCTACAAGGCTCTGGATGATGCAGGAGAACGGTCGGAGGACGCCAGGGGTGTTACCTGGACCATCAAGTCGCTGGAGTTCGACGACCTCTTTACCTACGCCGGCAGCAACTCTATTGACTTCTCAGAGATGAAGGGCGTGACAGGCATCTTCGGTCCCAACAGGATCGGCAAGTCCTCCATCATCGGTGCCATGGTGTACTGCATGTTCAACACGACCGATCGTGGGTCGATGAAGAACATCCACGTCATTCGGTCGGGGCAGCAGTCCTGCCGAGCAAAGATGGACATCTCTGTCGGAGATCGGCAGATCCAGATCGAGAGGGAATCCACTCTCAAGCACGAAAGGAGCGGACGTGTCTGGGCTCCCACCTCTCTCACCCTGATGGAAAAAACCGACAACGCGTCGGGAGAGCAGAGGTCTGACACTGAGAAGACCATCCGAAGGACGATCGGCACGGCTGAGGACTTTTTCATGACCGCACTCTCAGCGCAGGGGACCATGAACAGGTTCATCGATGAGGGTGCCACCTCCCGCAAGACATACCTCGGAAGATTCCTCGACCTGGACATCTTCGATCGTGTCCTCGAGGCGATCAAGCCTGAGGCGAACGCAGTCAAGAGCAGGCTCAAGCTCCTGCCTGATCGGGACTGGTCCGCCCTGATCACGGCCGCTGAGCAGGCCCAGCAGGCCCTCCTCGACGAGATCGACCAGATCGATCAGGAGGTTGCTGGCCTCCACAAGGCCCGATCCGACGTCCAGGCACAGATCGTGTCAGAGTCTGGGTCACAGGTGGTGACCGAGGAGGACGTCACACGACTGACAGGCATGTCTGCCAGACGAAAGAAAGAGCATGATGAGGACCTGACACGGGAATCAGCTGCTGTGGCCAGGATCGAGGCAGCACAGAGGAAGATCGACGCGATCGAGTCGCTCAAGAAGGCGACAGACATTGAAAGCCTCAGGTCCCAGCTCAAGTCGCAGAGAGATCTCGAGAAGCAGATCAACGACCTCACCGCTACCGTGCGCCTGGAGAGGGTCAGCCTCAGCACCGCAGCAGGCGATGTTGAGGTCCTCAGCCAGATTCCGTGCGGTGACTCACATCCCACGTGCAAGTTCATCAAGCGCTCCTTTGAGTCCCGCGACAAGCTCTCCGACCTAGAAGCAGCTGTGTCAAAGGCTGAGGTCAGTCTGGATGGGTGCAAGAAGGCGTACACGATGGTGTCAACCCTTGGGACGGAAGCCAAGATCACCAGCTACACGTCAGCAGTCGCACGTGAGTCAGACGTCCTGAGTGCACTCAAGACGGCCAAGGAGGAGCGTGCCACAGCTTTGGTCTCCTGCAAGCGGTCGAAGGAGGCACGCGAGGCTGCACAGGTCGCGCTGGACGAGGCGGTCAAGAAGGCGTCTGAGGAGACCTCACGCGCGTTTCAGACACTTCGTGACGATCTCGATGGAATCAACAGACAGATCGACAAGCTGGGGCTGCTGCGCGGAGACAAGAACGCGGGTCTGGTCAAGCGACAGCTGGAGGTGGAGGGCCTCCTCACAGCGCAGTCAGAGTTCAAGGTCCTCAAGCGTCAGTGGCGAGTCTACGAGACGTTGGTCAGCTCGTACGCCAAGAAGGGCCTCCCCAGCCAGATCCTCGACAAGCTCCTTCCCGCAATCAACGCGGAGCTGAGCAGCATCCTCAGCGACGTTGTGTCCTTCCAGGTGCAGCTGGAGATAGACCAGGAGACCAACTCACTGGAGATCTACATCGACTACGGTGACAGTCGACGGATCGTGGAGCTCGGATCCGGGATGGAGAAGATGATCTCCTCGTTGGCTATCAGGGTCGCCCTCACCAGGATCACGACCCTCCCCAAGCCGGACTTCATCGTGATCGACGAGGGATTCGGTTCTCTGGACGAGACGCAGCTCGCCGCGTGCATCAACCTCATCAGGTCCCTGAGACGAATCTACAGGTTCATCCTTGTCATCTCACACGTCGACGGTGTCAAGGACGCGGTCGATCAGGTGATCGAGATCACGCAGGTGGGCGGCGCCTCGAGAGTGGTGGCATGATCCCACTCTTCTGCCCGGTCTGCAGGAGGGCGATGTCCAGCCCGCACGACCCCGACCAGTTTCGCCTCCACGGGTGCTGCGACGAGTGCGCTGTCAACTTCGCAGAGGTGAGGAGAAAGGATTGGTCTGATGGGTGGCGGCCGAGCGTGGATGAGGCCAGAGGAGGAAGGCCCACCAGTGAGCGGAAGGAGGAAGCGTAGCCTCCTTTCGATGGGGCAACTGCCGCATCACAGAGTCTGGTCGGGGAAGAGCGTCGTCCAGTAATACTTAGAGAATGCTCAGCATCAATGACATCAATGTTCTCGGATCCCTGATCGACGTCACCTTTGGACGACAGTCATCCCAGTCAGGGAGCACTGCAGTCCGAACTAAGCTTGTCGGAGAGAAGCTCCTCATCACCTACCACGAGGTGGTGAACATCGCGAAGGATCAGGACAAGCACCAGCAGCTGGAGCCTGTCCGCGATCGGGCGAAGAAGTGTGTCAAGGAGCACCTGAAGTTCGTCGAGAAGGAGTTCTCAAAGGCCGCAAAGAAGAAGCTTTCGACCAAGTTTCTCACTGATAACGCGGAGCTTGAGGCGCTGGGCTACAACTTCAACAGCCCAGTGCTGCCCTCTCTGTACAGGTTCACGTCGACCTACACGGTCGAGTAATGGGAACCAGCCCAGCTGTAGTTCCCAAGAAGAAGCAGGTAGAGGAGATCATCCGATGCGGACGAGATCCAATCTACTTCTTCAACACCTACTGTAAGATCCAGCACCCGACGAAGGGCCTCCTGCCCTTCAGGACGTTCCCATTCCAGGACGACTGCGTCGTACAGTTCAGGAAGCACAGGTTCAACATCGTGGTCAAGTCCCGTCAGCTGGGACTGTCGACCACCACTGCCGCGTACGCGACCTGGATGGCGCTCTATCAGAAAGAGAAGAACATCCTCATCATCGCGACCAAGCTTGCTGTCGCGCAGACGTTCATCAGGAAGGTGAAGACCATCCTGAACAACATGCCTCCCTGGCTCATCCTCCCGCAGATCACTGTCAATAACAAGCAGCAGATCGAGTTCAGCAACGGCTCGTCCATCAAGGCGATTCCCACCTCTGAGGACGCTGGCCGCTCCGAGTCCTTGACACTCCTCATCATCGACGAGGCGGCGTTCGTAAGGAACTTCGACGAGATCTGGACCGGAATCGGCCCCACGCTCACCACCGGTGGACAGGCGATCCTCCTCTCCACGCCCAACGGTGTCGGAGGCCAGTTCTACAAGCTCTACTCTGACGCGGAGTCCTGTGTCAACGAGTTCAATCATGTCAAGCTCCCGTGGACGGTGCACCCGGAGCACGACCAGGAGTGGTTCGAGAAGGAGTCCAAGAACTACTCGGAGAGGCAGATCGCTCAAGAGTTCCTGTGCGACTTTGCGGCGTCAGGTGAGACCTTCCTCACAGACGCGGACATCGCCTGGGTGAACGGGATGACTCGGCCTCCGGTGATGAGGGGAGGTCCAGACATGAACGTCTGGGTCTGGAAGATCCCCCTGTCGGAGCACAAGTACATCCTCACGGGAGACGTGGCCCGCGGCGACTCGTCGGACTACTCCACCTTCCACATAGTGGACTGCATGACGGGCGAGGTCGTGGCTGAGTACCGCGGGAAGATCCCGCCGGATCGCCTGGCGGAGCTGATCAACGAGTGGGGCCTCAAGTACAACAAGGCAATCGTCTGCCCGGAGAACAACTCCTACGGGTACGCGTGCCTGCTTCGCCTCAAGGACCTGGACTACCCACGGATCTACACGCAGGGTGCCAAGGTCGCATTGATCGGCGACTACGTCCAGTCGCTCGACCTCGCGCACGCGGGGTTCGCCACCACCGGCAAGACCAGGACCCTCATCCTGACGAAGCTGGAGGAGCTGATCAGAAACCGTCAGCTGGTGTCGTACTCCACACGCTTCTACCAGGAGCTGAAGACCTTCGTCTGGTCGAACAACAGCAAGGCAGAGGCGATGAAGGGGCACAATGACGACCTCGTCATGTCCCTCGCGATCGGCGCGTGGCTGTACGACGTCAACTCGGAGTACAGCCGAAGTGCGGTGAACCTCAACACAGTGATGTTCAGCTCCATGAAGAGGACAGCAGGATCAACGGCCGGACTGTTGCCTGGACAGACTCAAAACATCTACACGTCTGCACAGCTCGCCTCTCATCCCGCTGGGGACATGCGCATGGTTGCAGACCTCAGGTCGGGAAAGATCCACCAGGATCTCGTCTGGCTGTTCAAGTAGCTGCCTACAATAGGCGCGCGGAGACGTAATGGCAAAGGACTCGAATCCTAATCTCTTCTCGCGGCTGACAAGCCTCTTCAGAAGCGGCCCAGTCATCAAGAGGACCGTCAAGGACTTCAAGGCCCAGACGGGTCCCGGGCAGTCGCTGTCCGCGTACGAGATGTTCCGAAAGAACCACAGCTCCGCGTACAGCAGCGCAATGAGTGCCTACGGGACATACGATCGTCTCGCCAGATACAGCGACTTCTCGGAGATGGACTACTACCCCGAGATCAACAGCGCCCTGGACATCTACTCTGAGGAGGTCGCGTCTCCCGGTGTGGATGGTCTGATTCTCTCCATTTACTCGGAAAACAAGGATATCGAGCGGCTCCTCAACGAGCTGCTCTTCGACACTCTCAACGTCAACTTCAACCTGACTGCGTGGGTGAGAAACCTTTGTAAGTACGGCGATTTTGTACTTTTTAATGACGTCCACCCGGGAAACGGCGTGAGAAACGTCATTCCCATCCCGGTGAACGAGATCGAGCGGGAGGAGAACTACGACCCCAAGGACCCGATGGCGGTCCGGTACCGCTGGATCACACAGGGCAACACGCCCCTCGAGAACTGGCAGGTGACCCACTTCCGCCTCCTCGGGAACGACGCTTTCCTTCCGTACGGGTCATCTGTGCTGGAGGGCGCGCGTCGCGTGTGGAGGCAGCTGGTCCTCGCCGAGGACGCGATGCTGGTGTATCGCGTTGTGAGATCACCTGATCGCCGCGTGTTCTACATCGACGTCGGCAACGTGCCTCCCGAGGAGGTGCCGATGTACATGGAGCAGGCGCAGGCGGCGCTCAAGAAAAGCCAGGTGGTGGACAAGAACACAGGGCGCGTTGATATGCGCTACAATCCGATGTGTAACTCGCTTAACACGTCGATCAAGCTTCAAGATGGTCGGATGACATCACTCGGTGATTTCATCAAGGAGTGGGAGGGCGGAAAGCAGGACCAGTGGGTCTACTCTGTGGACCTTGATGGAAAGTGTCTTGTCCCGGGAAAGGTCGTATGGGCCGGCGTCACTCGTCGCGACGCAGAGATGGTGAGAGTGCACATCGATAGCGGAGTGTACTTTGACTGCACGCCCGACCACAGGTTCATGCTGAGAGATGGATCCTATCGTGAGGCTTCACAGCTCCAGCCGGACGATGCTCTCATGCCCTTGTATTCGAAGACGTCAGCTGCTGAAGACGGTAGCAAGCTGACGGGGTACGAGAAGATCTACGATCCTTTTGCTCAGACATACAGCTACACACACCGATGCAACGTCATTGCAACTGCAGGCTTTGATGCAATAGTCGGAAAGGTTATTCACCACGCAGACTTTGACAAGAGGAACAACAACCCGGAAAACCTTGCTCCCATGACCTGGAAAGATCATCACGATCTCCACGGAAACATGATTGTTGAGTACAACAAGTCAGACAGGGGAAGGGCAAACTCCCGTAGTCGGATGAAAAAGACATGGGAGAGCGGAAAGATCGAGGCAAAGACCTTCGTCGATCTGTGGAAGAGAGACGACATCAGACAGAAGAGAGTGGAGAAGCTTTCTCTTCGTGTAGATGCGATGTTCATTGATCACTGCATGACAGCGCTCGACAAGCTCGGGACTGGCATTTCCACACGAGAGTGTGATCTGATCAGCGAGCTCAACAGCAGCAAAGAGTTCGCCTCTTACCTCCAGGCACTCAATCCAGACTTCAAGAACGGATTCAATGACAGAGTCACGAGGAGCTCCCTCCAGAAACACCTCCGGATGTTCGGCTTCAAAAAGCCGATCGAAGATCTTAAGCGGAAGTGGCTGCTCAGCAGGGTTGGGACAGATCAGCTGGTCAAGTTCTGCGAGGCACGAAGAGGTCAGGTAAAGCGTCAGGACATCCTGCGCCACTTTAACATGAACAGGTCTTCCTACCAGTGGCTTGCTTCGCAAGCATGTGGGACCTTCCAGGCGTTCAACCAGCAATATGTTCAGCGCGCTGCCGATTCTGAGCACATCGGCTACATGAATCACAAGGTTGTCCGCGTCGAAAAACTTGAGGCGCGTGAGGACACGGGCTGCATTACCGTGGAGAAGTATCACAACTTTGCAGCAGGACCTGCACTTCATCTTCATAATGAAGACATGGTTGCCAAGTCCTTGATTTTTATACATAACTCAGTTGACGAAGATTATTTTATCCCCGTCCGCGGCGGCGAGTCCGGTACCAAGATCGACACCCTCTCGGGCGGCACGAATGCCGCGGCGATCGAGGACGTCCAGTACATCCAGAAGAAACTTTTTGCTGCGCTGAAGATCCCTAAGGCGTACCTCGGATACGACGAGTCGATAGGTTCGAAAGCTACCCTCTCGCAGGAGGACATCCGCTTCTCCCGCACGATCGCCCGCATCCAGCGGACGGTGATCGCGGAGCTGAACAAGCTGGCGATCATCCACCTGTACTCCAACGGCTTCGAGGGGGATGACCTGCTGGACTTCACCCTCCAGCTTCCCAATCCGTCCACCATCGCTCAGCAGCAGAAGCTGGACCTCTACGGCACACGCTTCGACATCGTCTCCAAGGCGCCCGAGGGCTACTTCGACAAGCGGTGGCTTCGAAAGAACCTCCTCGGGCTCACTGACGAGCAGATCGAGGAGATCGAGGAGGGCAGGATCAAGGACAAGCTCCGCGAGCTGGAGCTGGAGAAGGTGCAGGCGGAGGCAGAGGGCGGCGGCATGACCGACGAGCCCGAGGCATCCACGGGTGGAGAGATCGGCGCGGGAGACGACTCGCCGCCGCCGCCTCCGCCACCGACAGAGACTCCTGTGACCGCTGGCCCACCCGCTGCAGGCGCTCCGGTGCCTGGAGGCCCACCTCCCGGTGGCCCGGCGCCGCTGGACGAGCTCCAGTACAAGATCAGCGACGAGGAGGCACCTGTCAGGGCACAGAGGGTCATCGACCGAAGCGTCAGGAGTCTAGAGTCCCTCCCGGTCGTCCTCAGTGAGGCGAGCAGGGCTCGCGCCATGAAGAAGGGGGAGACGGCCGAGGACCACGCGGACCGCCTTCGCTACAACGCCAAGCGTCGAAAGCCGGGAGGCGTCATGAGAGCCTCGGTGGATCACAATGAGCTGGTCAGCCACGACCCAGGCGACAAGAGGGACGCCATCAGGCACCCCTACGGACAGAAGTCTGACTACGCTCCCAGCCTGAAGGACCTCACTCCGACGGTCGACGAGGACTCAGCTCAGGACATAGATGAGCTGGTCAACAAGTACACGACCGCCTCCTCTAATGACCTAAATGCGACCCTGAGGTCTCTCAGGGCGGGCCTACCTAGAGGGGAGGAGAAGGAGTAGATGTCTGCTCGTCCTCACAACAAGAAGCGGAACACGGGTGTCATCTACGAGCAGCTCCTCAAGAGCGTCTCCAAGTGCCTCGTCGAAGGAGACAGAAAGAGAGCCCAAGTCTGTCTCAACATCATCGAGAGGCACTTCAGGCAGGGAACGGAGCTCTACAGGGAGTTCCGCCTCTTCAATGCCCTCGCTAACGCTGAGATCAGCTCATCTCCGGTCGCCGCGGTCATCATCACCGAGGCCCGTGACGCTGCAAGGCAGGCAGATCGGGGCCAGCTCGAGTCAGAGAAGGGCCGTCTCATAGCGGAGATCAACCGCAGCCTTGGGCAGGACTTCTACGACACGCACTTCGATCGGTACCGAGAGTACGCCACGATCCAGGTGCTCCTCAACTCATGGCGGACGCCCAACACTGATCTGAGCGCTGTGTTCGACTACGAGCGCAAGCTTGTGTCTGGCATGCTGCAGGAGAAGAAGACAGTCCGCCCAGAAGAGATCAGCCCGGAGCACCAGGGGGATATCAGCTCGTTGGTCGTAAGCATTATGACGGAGAAGCTCAACAGCAAGTTCTCCACCACGCTCACCGATCAGCAGCGCCAGATCATCAAGGAGTACGTCTTCTCGCCTCCCGGCTCCGACCAGACCTCGCTGAAGAAGATCATGTCGGAGATCAAGCGTCAGGCGGTGCGTGACCTTGATGACTACACTAGCCGCGAGATGAATGAGTACATCACCTCACGGGCGGGCGATGTCAAGCTCATGCTGGAGTCGCTCGACGCTGACGTGATAGACGATGAGGCAGTCGTCAAGTTCCTCACTGCCTCCAAGTTGAGTCAAGAAATAAGCGGGAGCGAGACATGAGCGACAAGAGGCTGCTCACTGAGTGGACGCCGTTCGAGTACACGCCCCTGCTCGTCGAGCAGTCCCGTGCCGAGAACGGCGGCAAGATCATCATGCGTGGGATCCTGCAGAAGGCGAACACTCTGAACCAGAACGGCAGGATCTACCCCCAGCAGATCCTGGAGCGAGAGATCCAGAACTACCAGAAGTTCATCAGGGAGAACAGGGCGCTGGGAGAGTGCGACCATCCGGCCGCGTCTGTCGTCGAGCTGAAGAACGCCTCGCACATCGTTCGCTCTGCCAAGATCGAGCGGGGCGTCGTGACAGGCACAGTGGAGCTTCTCAACACGCCCTCCGGAAAGATCCTCCAGAGCTTGGTGGAGTCGGGCGTCACGCTGGGAATCTCCTCACGAGGTGTGGGCTCCACGCGAAAGCAGGGTGACCACGATGTCGTGCAGGAGGACTTTCAGCTGATCTGCTTCGATTTCGTGAGCGAGCCCTCGACGCCCGGCGCTTTCATGATGAGAGAGTCCAAGATTGTGGAGTCTGATCTCCGCCGCGTCTTTAACAGATCAGATCGCGTCAATAGGATCTTCAACGACATCCTCAGTTGGGAGACGAAGTGACACGATCTGATCTGAAGACTCTTATCCGCGAGTGCCTTGTGGAGATCCTCACCGAGGGCGTGAACGCCCAGCAGTCTCCGCGGTCTATGAGTGCGAGTCTCGCCTCTGGCAGGGACCCGATCCAGGAGGCGACCAGGAACAAGCTGCGTGGGAACGCAGGCAGCAGGCCTGCAGCTGACGGCATCCAGGATCCCCCCAGGAGAAAGACGATCGGTGGGATGAACCTCGATCGTCCTGCACTGCAGCGGGAGGTCGTCCAGCGTCCTGCAGCCCAGCAGGAGCACCGCAGTCTGGCGAGCAAGATCACTTCCGATCCCATCCTCTCCTCCATCTTCGCCGACACCGCAGCGACGACGCTCCAGGAGCAGCGGGCGGCCGAGAGGATGAGGCCCGAGACCTCCATGGATCCGATCGCGCGGGCTGTGGCTGAGCATGAGCCTTCTGAGCTCTTCGGTGACGCAGCGGACAAGTGGGCGTCGCTCGCCTTCCGATAGGGATCTGATAAAGATGAGGATCGACGATAGTTAGTGACGGAGGACTGTCTCATGCCTAACATCGTCGATCTCAACGCGAACACACTTCGTCGCATCATCCAGGAAGAGCGCCAGAAGCTGACGCTCGAGGCAAAGAAGCAGAAGTTCGGCAAGGTGGTTCCGCCTGAGCCCAAGGTCGGCGGCAAGCGGTCCACTGTGCCTGCCAAGATCCACGCTGCCAACAAGAAGGCAAAGAAGGCGCTCAGCCTCGATGAGACCGAGGTCCGTCCTGATGAGCTTGCCTCCACTCTCGCCAAGAAGGTCGATCACCTCCGCGAGATGAGCGAGATGGAGATGCGGATCCGCGATCAGCTTCGCATCGTCATGGAGAAGAAGGGTGGCCTCAAGCAGGACATCGCAAAACTGCTTTGATCTCATAGGTAAGAGGTAGGAGCGCGAACATGCCATCACACAAGCAGGCGACAGTGGTTGCTTTTGGCCCACCCGGAACAGGTGGGCTTGGACACCGCACTGACGTCAACCTCAAGGCTGCGTTCAAGTACTCTCCCCTCTACGCAGAGTACTCAGAAGTCGCTGTCCTCAACGCGGGAATCTCCTCACTGAACGGCAACGGGGGTGCAGGTGACTCCATCCCCAACATCGGTGTCACTGATGGTGTTGTTAACGACGGCGGCCACACTTTTGGGTCCTACGACCTGAACTACAGCGACGCGCCCAATCAAGATGAGGTGACTGTGGGTGGCGGTGGCCTGCCTGCCTCTGGGTACATCCCCAATCTGTCCTCCACGGTTCCGGGCGACATCTCACCCACGCAGCAGCCCGTGTTCGCTGGAACACTTCCGGATGCCGGCGTCGAGTACGGTGTCGGCCTGGGCGGCCTCGCAAGGCCGTCCGAGACCACGGTCAATGTGGCCTCGCAGAAGATCGGGTCGTACATCAAGGGTAGATCCTACGCCGGCTCGGGCGGCTGATGCGCCTTAGGGAGGGAATTGCGGGCCTGGTTCCACCCATGGACGCGGGTCCGGGTGGAAACGCGGGCAAGCCGCGTGGCGCAGGCATGAGCTGGCCCATGCAGGGACAGTGGCCCTACGCTGACCCGTCCGTCTACGAGCCCGATGAGCAGGAGTCAGAAGAGCTGGCTGGACCCAGGGCGAACTTCGCCTCGCGGTTTGCCTCCCGCATCGGCTCTGTCGTGCCGAGAAGGGACATGGGATACACCCGATCGGACGCAGGAAACTTCCTGGGGCCGTCGGGAACCTTCAACCCGCTTGAGGAGGGCGGTGTCGGCTTCATGTCGAACAGCATCGTTCCCCTGGTCCACTTCAACAGAATGACCAATAGGACGCAGGATCTGAACGCGCCTGCAGAGATCCCAAACATCACCTCAGGTCCGGGCATAAAGAACAGGACTGGCACCGTGTACGGGACCAGTCATGCCTCCATCCTGGCAGGCGATGAGGAGTTCAGCTTCAATCCGGGCGCGGGCGATGTCCTCCCGAACAGGGATGAGCGGGGTCTGATCAAGGCCACGCGGTTGATCCAGAGGTTCAATGACCTTCAAAGAAAGAAGTACGGATCAGCGCACTCGTCGTCCTCCCACAGGCCCGTCATCGTTGGCGAGTGGAAGTAGCTTGAAAATGCGTGGCGTGGCGATATTTACGAGTCGAGGCACTGATCGATGACTAGCAGTCTGTTCCAAGAGGCGCTTGCTGACGCAAAGCAACTCAAGGAAGTCGCTGAGCAGAACGCGAAGAACGCGATCATTGACGCAGTGACGCCAAAGATTCGTAAGTTCATCGAGGATCAGCTTCTGGAGGGCGCCAAGAAGGCAGACCCAGAGCTGGAAGAATCAGAGGAAATCGACCTCACCACGGACTCCTACGAGCCTGTGGATGATGCTGCCTCTCCCGAAGGGCTTGCCGAGCGGGTGGGTCTCCTCCGCGCGATGAGCAAGATTGTTGAGTCACTCACGCCTGAGGAGAGCGCAACTCTCATTCCCGTGGTGGAGAAGATGAGAAGCGCTGCGCTTAATAAGTTTGGTTCCGCTAGAATTTCTCAAGTGGTACCGTCTGACGTGAGATCCACTCACATCGTCAAGGAGAATGCTGCCATGCAGGGCAAGAACAAGATGTACGAGGTCGATCTCGACGAGCTCATGTCGGACGAGATGTCACCCGAGGATGAGGGCATGCACATGGGGCATGCTGGCAACGAAATGTCTGCCTACGACGAGGAGTCTGAGGACGAGATGGCCGACCTCTATGAGTCCCTTTCCGAGCTCTTCGAGGAGAAGGGTGAGGAGGACATGGAAGAGGAGGACGCGGAAGAGGAGGACGCGGAAGAGGAGGACGCGGAAGAGGAAGACGGTCCGCCGATCCAGCCCACAGGCGAAGAGGAAGAGGAAGAGGAAGAGGAAGGAGACGCTGGCGGCGCCGACGCCACCTCTGACATGGGAGTTCCCGCAGAGATGGCGGAGATCAAGGACAAGCTGGAAGTGATCGAGGGGATGCTCGCCCAGTTGGTGTCTGGCGGCATGGCTGGCGCTCAGGCGCCCGAAGAAGCTGCTCCCGCTCCCGCTGGCCAGATGCCTCCGGGCGCCGCGCCCTCCCCCTCTGAGAGGGTGTACAGGGTCGATGAGACAGCGCTCCTCCGCGAGCTTCGTGCTCTTCGCGAGGGCAAGATGGGCATGGGCATGGGCATGGGCAAGAAGGCCAAGAAGGGCGCACTTGCTCACACCGACGAGGGCGAAGAAGAGCTCGACGGTGACGACACCAACGAGTCAGTCGGAAAGGGCGTCCCTTCAAGCAAGGGCAAGCTCAATCCGCACCACAAGGTTTCCGCCCCCTTCTCGGAGGCGGCAAAGACAAAGGTCATGAAGGAAAATCGTGACCTCAAGGCCAACTTGGTGAAGCACTCTGAGGCCGTCGAAAGCCTCCGTGGGCAGCTCACCGAGATGAACCTGTTCAATGCTAAGCTTCTGTACGTCAATAGGCTCCTCCAAGATCGTGAGCTTTCCGACTCTCAGCGTCGGAATATCATCGAGTCTCTCGATCGCGCCCGGAGCCTGCGTGAGGTGAAGCTGCTGTACAAGGGTCTTTCCGAGTCAATCGGTCGCAAGCCGGCTGCTAGGAAGACGGAATTGGTCAGCGAGTCTGTAGGCAGCCGCGCGATCAGCCCCACCTCTCGACCGCTCTCAACTTCAGGCGTTCGCATGAATGAGGCAGTCGAGGTTCACCGTTGGGCCATGCTCGCGGGCATTGGTTCGAAGTCCTAATCACCCACAAATCAGTCAGGAGTCTATTATGAGCAGGGCATTTTCCCTCGAGCAGCTCTCAGAGGGCATCAAGCAGCGCCACCTCGGCACAGTCAACAAGCGTCTCGTCGAGAAGTGGAATCGCACGGGTCTCCTCCGCGGCCTCGAGGGCCAGCGCCGTGAGAACATGGCGTCTCTTCTCGAGAACCAGGCCTCCCAGCTCCTCCGCGAGGCCTCCTCGATCGGCACGGGCGGCGGCAGCGGCTCGGAGTCAGGCGACCTCCGCGGCTTCACCAACATCGCGTTCCCGATCGTCCGCCGCGTCTTCGGTGGCCTCGTGGCCAACGAGCTCGTGTCGATCCAGCCGATGAGCCTCCCCGCCGGGCTGCTCTTCTACCTGGATTACACCTACGGCAACAGCGTCGGTGGCGACGGCGGCACCACTGCCTCCACGTACACCGCGGGCCAGTCGATCTACAGCTCACCCACCGGCAAGGGCATCCAGAGCGGCTCCCTCGCGGTCGGCGGCCAGTACGACCTGGTTGGCACCTCCTTCTCGAAGGTGCACACCACGTCCATGGGCAGCGGCCTCACGGTCCTCTTCCGCGGCGCCTTCGCTGGCAACTCTGCCCTCACCAACGGCAGCCTCGCCTTCGCGACGGGCTCTGACGGGAAGTTCCTCCAGTTCGACCCGCAGATCACGAACCTCATCGAGGAAGACGCCTCGGTCAACGGCGCGCTCGACAGCACCGGCCGCTTCCAGATCCTCGTCCTCGACGCGAGCTCTGGCCACCTGACGGGCATGGACACGACGAACGTGAAGTCGCTCGGCCTCTTCTCTGATTCCGGCCCGGCGCTCTCCGGCCTTCGCCCCCTCCCGGAGTCGATCCAGGGCGGCTCGGGGATCCTCAACGTCCGTCGTCTCAACCAGCTCGGCACGTTCAGCGGCGGCGTCTTCACACCCGACCCGCTGATCGCGCTCGGCACGACGAACGCTGCGGTCCTCACCGTCGTCTCCGGCTCCTACACGCCGGCAGCCGGTGCTGGTGACACCGCGACGCTCCTCACCGCGTCTTTCGCCAAGACGGACTCCTTCAGCGCGAACGCGACGGACGGCTCTGCCCTCACGGTGCCGGTCTTCGAGTCCGACTTCGGCTCGACCCCGTCGCCGACCATCCCCGAGATCGACATCAAGATCGAGTCGATCGCGGTCACAGCCACCACGCGCAAGCTGCGCGCCAAGTGGTCGCCGGAGCTCGCGCAGGACCTGAACGCCTACCACAGCCTCGACGCTGAGGTGGAGCTCACTCAGATCCTGTCCGAGCAGATCGCGCTCGAGATCGACAGGGAGATCCTCAACGATCTCCTCACGCAGGCGAAGGGCGCGAACTTCTTCTGGTCGCGCGCTCCGGGCAAGTTCGTCAACAAGTCGACTGGCCTCGAGGTCACCCGCGCCTCCTCGCTCAACCCCGGCCCGACCTTCACCGGCACGGTCCGCGAGTGGTACGAGACGCTCATCGAGACGATCATCGACGTGGGCAACGAGATCCACCGCAAGACTCTCCGCGGCGCGGCGAACTTCATCGTCGTCGGCCCGGACGTCGCCACGGTGCTCGAGGCCTCGGTGTTCTACAAGCCGACGTACAGCATCGACAGCTCCGGTCAGGTCGCGTCCACGATGTCCATCGGCGCCGAGAAGATGGGCACCCTCAGCAACCGCTTCATGGTCTACAAGGATCCGTACTTCCCCCGGAACAAGATCCTCGTCGGCTACAAGGGCGGTTCCTACCTCGAGACCGGCTACGTCTACGCCCCGTACGTGCCCCTGATCGTCACCCCGACGATCTTCGCGCCTGAGGATTTCACCCCGCGCAAGGGCGTTATGACTCGCTACGGCAAGAAGATGGTGCGCTCCGATTTCTACGGAACTGTCACTTGCTTGGACATGAGTATCATCTGAGCTGAATGTAATCTAACTCGAAAGAGTTAAGTTGCTAAATCAAGGTGGCGCCTCACAAAATGGGGCGCCACTTCCATTTTTGGATCCCACCGACACCACAACATGTCCTGCCCAGTGTATAATCACCACACAAGCTGGTGATGACATGGTGTGTGGCGTCTGCGGAGGAGAGTTCGAGACAGGAAAACACCTGTCAGACCACATCAAGAAGGCTCACAGCCTGCGAGGCGAGGAATACACGATCCAGTGCTGCTACGGCGGCGTTCGACCCACGTGCGTTTCGTGCGGTGAGATGACCAGATACACATCCTTCAGCTTCAGAGAGTACTGTGCCGGCTGCAAGGACGCGGCTGCTGCGGCTGGGGGACGGCGGGGTGGAAAGGCACCCGCCTGGAATCGAGGAAAGACAAAGGAGACCGACGACAGGATCCAGCAGCAAGCCGTTATGTTCACGGGCGCAGGAAATCCCTTCTTTGGACGGCGGCACAGTCTGACCTCAATTGAGAGGATCAGGGTGGGCAAGCGGATCACACCCCATCAGCTCTCAGCGAGGATCACCTCGCGACCGGGCCTCACGTCTGATGTCGACTACAGTGAGTACACCTCCCGTCAGCGACAGTATCTACCATTCAGGTGTGACGTCTGCGGCGTGACGTCCGAGAAGACGCTGCAGGCGTTCGAGAGGGGATCTCTCTGCGGAAGGTGTCATCCCAACTCGTCCTCACAGGCGGAGCTGGAGATCGGAGACTTCATTCAGTCCCTCGGATTCGAGGTGTCCAGGAACAACCGCAGGGTCATCTCTCCCAAGGAGATCGACGTCCTGGTGGCGGAAAGGAGCTTCGGTCTTGAGTATGAGGGCCTGTTCTGGCACAGCGAGGCCGGAGGCAAGGCGCCCAGCGCGCACCTCCACAAGACTCGAGAGTGCGAGAGGATGGGCATCGCCCTGCTTCGCGTGTACGCCGACCAGTGGAGGACAAAGAGGCCCATCGTCGAGTCAATGGTGCGTCACAGGCTGGGCCTCAGCAGGCACAGGATCCACGGGCGGCAGTGCACCGTGGCTGAGGTGTCTGGGCAGACGGCAGCACGCTTCATGGACAGGTCGCACATGTACGGCTCGACCGCTGCCGGCAAGGCGTTTGGCCTCATGCACGATGGCGCACTGGTTGCAGTGGTCACACTTCGAGTTCCACGACAGCGTCGACACAGGGCGCTGGGCCTCGTAGAGATAGCGAGGTTCGCCTCCGCACCCAACACAGTCGTCCTGGGCGGCTTCCAGAAGATGCTGCCCCACGCTGTCGAGTGGGCGAGAGGACGCGGCTTCCGAGGAATGATCAGCTACGCCGACCTGGACACGGGAACGGGCGGTGTGTACCTGAAGGCGGGCTTTGAGCTCATAGGCGAGACCGGACCATCGTACTGGTACACCAACGGCGTCGACAGGATCGACAGGTTCAGGTACCGAGCAAGGTCGGGAAGGTCAGAGCGGGAAGTTGCTGGTGAGTCGGGTGTCTATCGGATCTACGGCGCTGGAAGCAGGATCTTCACACGGCATTTTTGAGGTTCATCGCACATCAAGTGTGTCCGCCCACTCTAATAAAGATTATATTATTAGGCAGGAGGGTGAGGCATGCCACGCGTCAGAAAGAAGAAGAACGCCGACAGCAAAGGGGACTGCTACGAGGCAGCCTTCAAGATGCTAATGGACCTGTGCCTCTTCTCCCCGGAGGAGGCACCCCGGTACCTCCTGGTCCACGCCGAGGTGCAGGGCCAGGGTCCCCTCGCCGGAGCCCGGTTTGGTCACGCGTTCCTCGTCCGTGACAGTGCGACGGCGATCGACAGCTCCAACGGCAGGAGCATCGAGATGCCTGCCTTCCTGTACTACGCGATCGGACAGATCCAGAATATTGGCAACGAGCGACAGTACACCTGGGAAGAGTCCCAGCAGCGGGCAATCGACCACGGCACCTACGGGCCGTGGGACCTGGTCACTAGCACGGGACTGTGAGAAGAAGCGATGAGTGAGCACACAAGTCTAGAAGCTGGAAAGCTGTACATCCTCAACTGGGACCTGCGCCTGACAGGAACTCACGAGGGACAGCCTGCATACTCCACGGTCCCAAAAGGAACGTGCGTCATTCCCGTCTTAGACAGGGACGGCAACGAGTCGATCCTGGTGTCAGGTGTGGTCGTTCGTTTGACATGGAATAATTCGCTCCTCTTCGAAAGCGTGGCGTGCGATGAGCCGCTCAACACATGACAATTGGAGAAGATCAAGATGCCTCGCACTCTCACCCTCCACACCTTCGCTGAGAAGAGGCCTGATCACGACCAGGAGATCTTCTACTTCAGGACGTCGTCATTCTACTCATCCGTTGAACCCCTCTTCACCACGGTGGAATACTCGTGGGTCGAGTACGATGAGAATGGAGACCAAACGGGACTGCAGATCATCTACGATCCCAGCGACCCAGAGACACCTGAGGGCTGTCAACTCGAGATTATCCTCGGGCAGGGAAGTACTGTCGAGGATTCTGACCTCTGGTGTGATGCGGGAGACATTGACGTGCTCACAGAGGCAAAGCAGGATGAGACGCACACAGACTTTCTCTGAACGACTTCAGAGTCACAAGCATCGTCTCATTCGCTTGCACAGGGAGCTTTACTGGTTTGGGGGCCGCGGTCGAGATGACAGACACGAACAGACCTGCATCATTTTAGACGTCCGTCACGGAAAGTGTGACGTACCACACCCTTGCGCCTACCAGACCACAGTTCTCCGTGCAGATTGCGGAGCTACGGTTGATGCCCTGCTTCTGATCGATGGTGCGCCACACTGGGTGTGGATCACTGAAAGCTATGTGGAATTCCTGTAGGGAGAAACAATGAGTCGAATGAGCAATCAAGATCTGCCTGAGGAGCTCCGTGGCATCCTGTCAGATGAGTGCTACGCGGAATGCATCAGCTTCGATGTGGACGCTGGGTGGCACTCTCTGCTGAAAGATCTTCTGGTGTTCATTGCCGAGAGGAACCCCGACACGCGCGTCCACCAGGTGAAGGAGAAGTTCGGAGGGCTTCGGTTCTACGTGGGCCAGACCACCGAGGAGATCCGCGCGGCGATCAATGAGGTGGAGAAGGCGTCTTTCCACATCTGTGACACGTGTGGGAAGCCAGCCATCACCTCAGGAAAGTTCTGGCTTGTGACTCGGTGTGAGCCGTGCATCGAGGAGCTCAGACTGCGACGTCAGAAGACTGTGTGAATGGGCCCTAGAAGATGAGGGGGGAGGACCGATGCGCCTGCACGAAAAGCTTCAAGCACGTGTCGGCAGCCTGGTTAGAGTGCCAAACATCTTCTGGCTGGTGGATGGGTCGGGATGGGATAATGATCTCGACAGGGTCAGCGTCCTGCTTGACGCGAAGCCGCTAGACCATCAGCTGCGAGATGGTTCCACCGGCAGAGTGTCTCTCGGACTACCTGGAGCATCTGTCCAGCTGCTGATCAGTGGAAATCTCCGCTGGGTCTGGGTCGCTGAGAGCTGTGTGGTGTTCCTGTGAATTTTGCTTGCCAGCTTCGCACTCATCAAGGCGGCCTCATCTTACTAAAGAGTGAGGTCTACTTTTATGACGGAGGCTGGGACGGGCGATTTAACAGGATCTGCCTCTTGCTGCGTTCTGCGTCAGAAGCCAAGTGTGTAGTTGGGCGATCAGCCTCAGTAGTGCCTTGGGGAGATGCGTGTGTCGTCTACGTTCTGGTTGACAGCACGCCGATGTACATCTGGGTCCACGATGACGACGTGGAGCTCCTGTGATGCACTGCGCAGGTCAGAGCAGCTCACGCTGGGAAGGGGCTGACGGAGTGCAGATCGTCATGACATGCAGCAGGCATGAATACCCATGGTCGATCTCTGACGCGTTTCTGCGACGCAACGGCGCTGGCCGGTGGCCTTTCCTAAGACAGACGGCGGGATGACGGCAGGAGGTGCGAGAGGGGCATAGGTACTGCTTAAGCCCAGACTCTTACGCTGACATCCCCAGCAGTCTGGAAGCATGGGAAACAGGAAAGCAATGCCCAAGGTCACAATCACCAACGATCGCGGTCTTGTCCAGTCAACCGGCAACGGCGTCGAGATCGCGTCCAACCTCACCGTCTCTGGCACCACCTCCCTCACTGGCAACATCGCCCTCTCTGGCAACACCACCCTCACGGGTGCCCTTCTCACCAGCGTCAACTCTCTGACGGGTGCGGGCGCCGTGAGCTTGACCACGACGACCACGATCCTCGACACCACGGGCGCGAATGCCCTCACGCTTGCTAACGGTGCCACGGGCCAGATCAAGGTGATCACCTTGCGCGCCAGAGTTGGGGACGCTACGCTCACACCCACTGCCCTCGAGGGCGGCATCACTCTCACATTCAACTCCGTGGGTGACACCGTGGCCCTTGTGTATAACGGCACCAAGTGGGCCATCATCTCCAACAACGGCGCTACGCTCGCCTAATAGCCCTCGCTGAAGGGCTGCACCAAGAACAAGGAAGCTCACAACATGGCATCATTCACACCGAAGAAGGGGTCCACCGTGGACACTTCCGTCGAGACACACGTGGACACTTCCGTCGAGACTCACGCGGCCAAGGCCGACCCTCCGGCTCTCACCGCTGTCAAGGCCGCCCCGACCGCCAAGGGCCTCGCTGCCCTCGTCGCGATCCTGGCGAGCCGCGGCATCCTGAAGAGGCACGAGGTCGACCAGATCCTCGGCTGAGCCTGACGGGATCAACACAGACGGCCACCCACACGGGTGGCCGTTTTCTTTTTACCGTCAAGCGACGCGTGACGCCATCCTGCAAGGCGACGACTAGAGAGGGCGACGTTTGTCAGGACAAAGTCAATAATAAATATGTCAATGCCATAATAAAGTAATTATATTAGAGGCAGGAGATCAAATGCCTCAACGACTTGGATACGCCTGCATCAACACACGACTCGCAGCCGACGACGCGATCAAGGCTGGGGGGTCGTCGTGAGCGCCCCTCTCACCCGAGCCGAGCGCGCCCTCCGTGACCGCGCCGCCTACGACGCCCGCAAGGCCGAGCGAGCCCGCCGCGAGGGGGCGCGCGTCGAGGACCTCCGCCGGTTGGACGAGGCGCGCGTAGCCGCCCGTGAGGCCGAGACCGCCCGTCGTGCGGAGGAGGACCGCGCGGGGGAGGCCCGCCGTCGGGAGGAGTACGCGCGATGGGCGGCCGCGCGGCCCGCGCGGGCGGCTGAGGCGGAAGCGGTGCGGGCCCGCATCGAAGCGGAGCGTGCGTCGAAGCCTCGGCCGAAGGGGCGGACCTCGACGGCGGTGCTGGCGATGCTGCTGGTGCTCGCGGCTGGGGGTGGGTCGTGACCCCCTCGCCGCCGCCGTCACCGCGATGGCCGAGGGCGAGGTCCTCCAGCTCCAGCGCGCGGGCAACCTCGACACTGGAGACACTAATGCTGATCGCTGAAGACCTCACCGCCACCATCGCCGGGCTGCGGGCTCGCGTCGGTGAGGTTGAGGCCGAGCACGCGGCGCTCCTGTCGCACTACCGCGAGGCTGCGGCCGACCTCGACACCGCCCTCACCCGAGCCGCCACGGCCGAAGCCGAGCGGGATGAGGCGCGGGCGGCGCTTGCGGCCCAGCGCAAGCGGGCCGACTCGCTCGCCCACGCGTATCTGCAAGAGCAGGGCGACAACGACAAGATCCGCGTGGAGATCGCCGCCTGCCGGAATCAGGTTGAGTCGGCCCGTGCCCTCGGCGTGTCGCTGCACAAGGCGGCCGACAAGGGGACAAAGGACGAGCGTGCCGCCGTGGTGGAGTGGCTTCGCGCGGAGAGCCGAGTTGCGGGTGTGTCGCCCGACGCGAAACGCCTGTTGGCGTGGGCTTCCAACCAAGTCGAACGCGGCGGGCACCGCCGCGAGGAGACAACCTGATGCCAAACTTTAGCCGAGAGACAATTGAGGAATGGCGTGAGGAACGAGTCTCTCAATCCAAGATTCCAAAAGACACACCTTTTCTCAAGGAAAACATACCGACTCTCTTGAGAGTCTGCGAGGATGATATTCGTGAGGAAGAGTTCAGACTTAATTGCGCTCTAATGAGCGTGAAGAATTGCCGCTCAAACCTTCAATCACTCAAGAAGAAGCGAGAGAATATCCTGAAACGTAAGGCTGAGATGGAAAACCCATGACCATGCCTGACTGCGGCTCCAACTCCTGTAAGTACGCCGTCAGCCGGGGCGGGTGGCGATCCGTGGATGTCGCACTGTGCGGATCGAATCAAGAGCGGCGAGCACCGCCGCGAGGAGACGGAATGACCGACGAGATGATCGCCCTCTCCCGCCGCGCCGTCGCCTGCCCGAAGTGGCGGTGGATGCCGGGGATGCTGGCGCACTTTGAGCACGACGGGCGACGCGTGCGTGTGGGGATGCCTGACGCTTGGGCGTCTACCACCGCACTCCCCGACCTGACCGACTCCGCCACGCGGGGGTGTTTGCTCACACTGGTGCGAGAGGCGTGGGGGTGTGTAGTCGTCACCTCCCCCGACTACGACGAGGACGAGGTGGGCTGTCAGGGCCACAACATCGTCGGCTGGCGCGCGGTCGAGACGGTGCGTTGGATGCCGGTGGGGGAGGGCAAGACCGAGGCCGAAGCCCTCATCTATGCGTTGGAGAGTGCGCCATGAGTTGGGATGTAGATGAAAAAGAATTCTATGAAACATTTGCAGAGATAACCGAAGATAGAGGTCTTGAAGATGCAAAAAAATGGGCGTGGGCTGCTTTAAATCGGCCTCAAATGGAACTTCGGGAAAGTGAGAAGAAGATCGAGGGGTTACTCAGGCATCGGGAAAGTTGTGCTGACAACTTACTGACAGGCTACGAAACAGGCAAGACCGAGGAGCGCCAGAACGTGGTGGCGTGGTTGCGCGAAGTGCTGGCCGAAGCAAGTCTGCCGTTGGGGGTATCTCAAGTTTTCGACGCCGTTGTTGACACCATCGAACGCGGCGAGCACCGCCGCGAGGAGAAAGAATGACCATGGATCTATCTACTGTTTTGTTCGGCGTCGGGAAGCACCCACGCACTGACGCGCCTTCAGGCGACCGTGACCTCTGCATCATGGAGGCGGTGGCGTACATCGCTGGTGAGCCGTGGAGCGACAGCCCTGCGTGCGCGTCTCCCGTCGTGTCGGCGTTCCTGCGCTCGTGGACCGACGCGCTATCGGACGCTGACCGTGACCGTCTGCTCCCTGCGGCGGTGTGGGTGCCGCGCCTCGTCGGCTCGCGTGGTGACCCGGCGACTGAGGAGCGGCGCGCATACCTCGCGCTCGACTGGCTCATCCGTGTACATGCGCCTGCGTGGCTCGACCTTGTGACGTCGCTGGCTTCGCACGCCGAGGCGCTGCGTGCGCTGCCCGAAGTAGTCGGGCGCGCGACGTCGACGAGTGCAAGGGGTGTCGTGGACGCCGCAGGGTACGCCGCACGGTACGCCGCAGGGTACGCCGCAGGGGCCGCCGCAGGGAACGCCGCAGGGTACGCCGCAGGGGCCGCCGCAGGGAACGCCGCAGGGAACGCCGCATGGGCCGCCGCACGGGCCGCCGCAGGGAACGCCGCATGGGCCGCCGCACGGGCCGCCGCATGGGACGCCGCAGGGGCCGCCGCAGGGGCCGCCGCAGGGGCCGCCGCACGGGCCGCCGCAGGGGCCGCCGCAGGGGCCGCGGCACGCGCCGCCGCAGGGGACGC